TTAACACAGTTCACATTCAGGTGCGAACCAAAAAATTAATATGATTATAATGATACAGATTATCGTGACTAATATTCTGATCGGTTTAACCTGTTTTTCTTTCCACTTTCTTAGTTTCATCCCCCACTTATAAGATAGTTCCCCACCCCATGACTCTAATCTACCGATCCAGTCAAATGGTGGTGCCTTTAGGAAGGTTACCAATATAAGGAACCACCCTAATCCTTCTCCTTCGTAAATTAACCAAGCGGCCATTACCAAGAAGTAATAACCTATGTACTTTTTTAAATGATCTTTAACTTTTCCCATATTATTTAACAAATATTCTTAGTGACTTACCATCTTCACCCACACCAAACTCTATGTCTTGGTAGTGTTCCCCCTTTTCTAATTTGAAAACGAGCTGGTACTCACTTTTATCGGTAACTCTAATTACCTCCAAAGAATCGATGCTGTCCACATCAAACTCTAAATCTTTAATTTCATCTTTACTCATATCATTATTTTAAAATGGTAAATCCATATCATGTATAATACGATTTGATACATCTATCTCCTTACCGTTTATTTTCAATGGAATCACCACTTTCTTCATAGACTTCAACTTATTGGAACTTGACCACGTAATTGTTTTCTTTAAAAGGTCATTTTTTACCATGTCCATTATATGTGGTGGTGCCTGGATATTTTGTTTACCCTTACATTGAATCAGGTAACCACTCCTTGTGTCAAATTCCATTGTCCATCTTTCATTTCTTCCACCGGCAGTGAACTCACTTTTATTTCTTAGGGAGACAATAATTGATTTGTCCTTATCGTAATAAGTTCCCACACAATGTTTCATATACTTACCCTCTTCAGTGTATTCAAACTCATCTTTAAGTATGTATGGTACATACTCACCATTAAGACCTAAAGGTGTTTCTATATCTTTAACCATCTGAGGATTAAACTTATATGAAATAACGAATCCTTTATCTATTTTACTTACTTGATTTGCAAGTTCGGTATGTTCTATATTGAATGTCCTGAATGTTGTTGAATGTAAACCCACATTTGAATCATAAGGACGTATCTTTCCTATCATGTTGAGGTGATCCATAAACATATGCCACGGTAAACCAATTTTTGACATAGTTTCATTATCAACCACATCATTTATAACTTTGACTAAGTTACCCTTTTCCTTATTAGACAACTCGGGTAGTTGTTTTAGGTTTTCCGCCAATACTCGTAAACTGAATTTATTTATATTGGGGTCACTTACTATTACCCCCTGATCCACAAAATCTTTTATGTCCGTGAAAAACCTTGGATCTACATTACTTAGATATTTTGATCCACCTAACATGTGGTGAAGAGTTTTCAATAACCTATAGTCCAATTCAGGGTATTTGTGAACTAATTTTACAGTGTAACTTTCGTTCATACCCATATAATCCAATGCAGATTGGACTAACTTATTATTATTTTTCTTTAAGAATTTCTGTGTAGGATAAAAACATGTGATAAGTCTGTCAATATCATTATTTGGTACCTTTATTCCTTTTATTTCTATGAAAATACGGGAGAATAGACCCGTAATATCTTTACCTGACCATGAGGATGAATATTTCCTCATTAGAAAATCGGTAATTGGTTTTTGTAGGGTTGCGTTATGGATTCTAAACAATCTATCACCGTACGGTATATTTTTGAATACACCTGAATCCCAAAAATCACTGTATCCCTTGTCGAAATTAAAGAACGGTTCTAACCTATCAAAACAATTTCTTCTTATGATTAGTTGTCTCTTCCTTTTAATCCCACCGAAACTATATAGAGTTAGAAAATTACCGGTGTTGAAGTCTATTTTTAGATACCTAACTTCTAATTTCTTTGAGAAGTATAGTTTACCCTCTCTACGTGTTTTTATAAAGAGACTCTTCTTGAGAATTAGTACATTATCTTTTATACTTAACTTTCTCTCTAAAGTCTCGCTTACTATACGGTAATTCTTATCTCCATATAATTTTTTGATCTCATCCTGATCCGTAATGATCTCCTCTACACCAACCTGTCCCTTATCTCCACTTTGTTGTTTAGTTACTTGATTAAATTTCTGTACAAGTTCCATTGATTACCACGGGTTATTAGTTAAATATTTCTTTGTAATTCTTCTACTCTACCCATAATGTAGGTTTTCTTTCTTTCTAATAGGTCCACCTTCTTTTGATCCTCCACATTTAATTCAAACTTGTTCATTTTAATCTGACCTATCTGATTTTCTAATCTGGTGTACTCAGATAGAAACTGTTGGTATAATTGTCCTTTGTCCATATATATTAATATTCGTTTTCTCCATATGCTAATGGTTGGAAACCACCTTGTTTTGTCCACTCCTCATTTGGTACACCCACTTGAATAGATTCATCACATCCCTTAGTACGAGAATCGAAGAACTCATTTTCAACATAAGCTTCTTCCATACATAAATCATATACGGCATCCTCACCATAAACTTCTTTATTAGTTTCATTCTCATAGAATTCGTATTCATTCCACACTTCGTTTTGTAGATAGTTTACCAATTCTTGTTCTGAATCACCTTCATATGGTGGTACACACTTTCTTAATGCGTCTACGTTAATCTCAATAGGTGTACTTGCAGATGAGATTGTCCAAGTCTCTACTTTACGGACGTAAATTTTTTCACTCATTTGTTTTTATTTAATCTAATTTTTTAATATTATACAAATCTTTCGATTGTTTTAGGGTTAGGTCTTTAACTTTAGAGATCCATAACCACGCTTTCTCTTCGGTGTTAGTTTCACATGCGGAAACATGAGTACCGCTCTTTGTTGTGAATTTAAATTTTGCCATAGTTCATTAATTTATTTTGGTCTTTTTATTATACATTCTATACAAACTACTGTTAAACCTAAACCCAATGGTAATATCTTACCACATTTCTTACATTTTGGTTCGTAAGGTACCTTTTCACTCATTGTTCCCACCCTTCAGGATCTAAACTTCTTATGTAGTTCCATCTTTCAATCTCATCCCTAATAGAGTCTTTCTTTGTATATAGATAAAGTTGGTCCTCGATGACTTCGTAGTATAATATCTCTTCTATACTATCTAACCTATCTAAGTTTATTAGTTGCTCTATATAAATTGTGTCGGTTTTAAAGATCTGACGTTCTTTTACAACTATCTCAGGTTCTCCCTGATTAAATTGTATTCCCGAATACACTATAATGAAAAACAATAACATTATTGTTAATAATAAACCTACGGAATCCAAATTTCTATACCATTTTCTCATCTCTCTTTGGTGTTGTTATTAAAATATAAATAAAATTTTATAATAAATCAAATTATGTGGTGAATAATAGATAAACCCAATAAACAAATGACCAAAACATGATCGTCCCTCCAACTACGATCAAACAACCCAATGTAGGTCTTCTCTCTATTTTATTATATTGATCTATTTGTTTTTCATCAAGGATTTGTCTCCCCTCATTTAACCAGTGATTCATAATTTATACAATTTAAGATTCTTACCTTAACTTAAGTAAAATAATTGATGATGTAAAGTCATGTGTTTGGGGACCTATACAACATATCCAGATCATGTTTAGAAACTGCGGGATAGTACATATATCCATCAAATTGGTAATAAAATTGTGAGGGATCATCCCATTCACTTAATGTCGTTAAAGAGTGTTTTTTATCTTTAACGAACTCCCAACTCTTCAATTTTGTTGTTTTCTTCTTTCCCATGACCCAAAAATTCAGATTTATAAAACTTTCTACCTGTGGTATATCCATATCGACCACTTGCACCATAGTCGTACATTTTACCCGCAAACTTTTCTTCTTCCACAGATAAGGTTTTAATTATTTCTAAGACCGCATGAAGAGGAAACTTTGCGTTCTCATCTTCTGTTTTGTCTATCCATCGTTGTACTTCTTTGGAAACAACCTCTAATGGTGTATCAATTTTCTTTACTTTCATCTTCTTTTGGTTTGTGTGAACCATCACATAATATTGTTTTACTTTTTCCGCACCCACATATTGAGAATTTAGTTGGGTGGTGTCGTATCTTTTTACCGTCTGAACCCACAAGTTCTACCTGACCTTCTAATAATTTAATCTGACCCTTCTCGTTCCTGAATAATTTCACCATAATGTTTTTCTTCTTCTTTAAATTGTAAATTATACAGTTTTTCTTCCAACCTATAAATTTCGTTTCTATAGTAGACCTTTCTGTCTTTATTGTCTGTAGACTCTAATCGTTCTCTGAAATATCTTATACCGTTTTTTACTGCAAAAATTTTCATACTTTTAATTTCACCAAATATAGTATATTTTTTAGGATATACAAAATTATAATTGAAATTCTTTAATATTATTGCATAAAAAAACCCTTAACCGTTACCGGAAAAGGGTTTATTATAAAAAAGAGGATGTATACCTCGGTATGCTATCCAAGGAAGATCATTCTGTCGTGTTTTATACTCATACAACTATACCAATTTTTACATTGATTCATTTTCGGAGTGTTAATCCTACGATGCGGGTACAACCCCTTATAGTTTACCTTACCCCCGAACAGAAGGGTTATTCAGTCACAAGATGAGTTTGATCTTTCGACCGTCTCACAATGAGTTTGAAAGTAAGCTGTTTAGCTTGTGTAATGTCTACCACTTCTTCTTTGTCAAGATATCTTTACATCAGTCTTGCGAACCTCAGCAAAAATAGTAGAACGTGTCTACTGTCAGTGTGGATTAATCCCCTTTCACAAAGATTTATTCTCCCATACACTCAGGATATTGATGATCAATCTTAATCCTGCCTCTTTTCAATATTTTAAAGAACGTTAGGGGTCAATCGGTATCGTTTTGTTCAACCTATCCCTTTTGTTGGTACAAATATATAAAACATTTTTTATTAAATCAATAAAATAATAAAAATATTTATATTTTTTTTTAATCGTCTAATTTAGAGAACCCATTTGGTACCACTCCCTCACAAATTAGTGTTGCCACTATCGGTGAAACTACTGACCCAACAAACAAACCAACCCCTGCTGGTGTTGATAACGCGGCTGTGGTATATATAGGATTCGACTTAGCAATCACATTAGTGAGAACTCTTGTCAATAATTCCTTATCACATTTTCCTTTCACACCAGGTATTAAAAATATACCATCCGCCAAAAGTTTACCAACCTCTTTGGAGACCACCATTATCGCAACTTTCTGACCAACTGACGCGATCGCACCCAACATGGTTGCACTAATAGTAGTTGATGTCACAGTACCTGGATCTGCAGGTGCCGGTTTAGGTGTGAAGTACGCAACACAACCTGTTGTTAATGCCATATTTAATCCGATGTAACATGCATTCTCATCTAACCAATCGACTGTCGCCTCCGCAGCGTCCTCGATTGCCTCTAACCCATCTTTTGAAAACTCAATTACTTGTGAACTTCCTTCCTTCCAAGTATCAGATGCAACATCCAATCCTTGTTTCGCAGCCTCTTCAGTGTTTTTAGCAACTACGTTAGTTGTTTTCACCACTGCCTTTTTAGAGTCAGTATAAATATTTGTAGTTGTTTTGGCAACTGTGTTAGCTACCTTAGTAGTTTCTTTCGCAACGGTGTTCGCCGCATTAGTAGTTTCTTTCGCAACGGTGTTGGTTGTATCCTTAACCTTATCTGCGGCCTTATCGGCAGACTTTTTAATAGTTTTTCCCGCCTTTTTAAACCAATTTCCCATATTATATTTAAATGTATTTAATCCTAATATTATGTACTCAAGAGTACTAACCATGTCCCTCTATTAGTAAAGGAGACATTTGACATTTCTATATGTTTCTCCACCTACGTCTATTAGACCATAGAACTTTCTTAGTTCTACCCAATATACTATAAGAACCTACTTTCTGATTGAAAGAGTTTCTTTCTCCTTGTAGTTGAGGAGTTCCATTAGTTTGTTGTTCGTGACTCATTTTTTTACTTAGTTATCGTCGAAGGTTGATCTTAATACAATCTTCTCACATTCTGGTTTTATTTTTCCCCCTGACCTCAATCGGTGATACTTTCTAATTGCCTGACCTAACTGATAATCATTCGGAAACTTTTCTATTAATTTTTGTAGGAATTGTGATCTCATTTTATTTGTTTTTCATACCATAATAAGTACCTATAATTCCAATTAAACCTGCGATGGTTATGTGGATTAAATCAATTATTTTTTCGTTTATTGGTCTATTCTCGCTATAGGCGATCATATAGTCCCCAACAATTAAAATAACTAATACGATTAGGATACCAGTAACTAATTTATCTATTATCTTATCTTTCAATTAACTATTTTATTAAATTCATTAGTTCTCCACATCTTTCGTATTCCTCATAGTCTTCATATATGTATATAAGATCCTCGATATCCTCTTTAGAAGGTGTCTCAGTAGGTTCAAAGAAAAAGAAGTGAGGTTTTTCAGAATTGCAAATGATTTCAACATAAGTCCTTCTACCCGTAAATATATCGTACGAGTTGTCTAAACTTTGTCTAAATTCATCATCAAAATTATAAAATTCGGAAGGTGTATCGAAGTTGTCGAACAATTTATTTCTCAATTTTTAGATATTATTATTGTATTAATATAAGTATACAAAAATATAACTAAAAACAACGGAAAAGTCAAGTTTTAGGGGTCTAAGATTAAATAGTTTAGGTAATTACCAAGGTCTTAACCTGGTTCTTTTTTCAGGTTTACCATAATACGGTTTTTTTGGTCCGTACTTGTTTTGTTTTGTATTCTTTTTGAGGGGTACATGTATGCCGGTTGGGACACTACGATCTTTGTATACTCTTGGACAATGATAACATGCACAAGAAGTAAAACTCAATACCAATAAGAATAACAGGGATATTTTAATTATTTTTCTCATCACAACTCTTCTTATGAAAGAACCAACCACCACACTTACATTTTATGTAGTGTACTGTTGTTGCAATGATCGGGGCCGATGCCATTGCGGTCCATACATTTGGGTGAAAGTGTTCACCACAAAATCCAAATATATGTCTAAAAAATTCTATCATAATACTATAAATAGTTTAATTTACTTATTTATGACTTCAACATCCGCCCAAGCAACCAAATGAACCACCTCACCATTGTCTCGTGTACAATAACTATACATTCCATCTATGGATCTGAAATTAAGTTCTTCCTGTTCCTCGATATGTGGTGCTGCGGGTGGAACCTTAACATCACTGATCACTTTAATTCTACTATTTCTTGGTACGTCGTAAAGTTTCATATTTTTTTCTTTTTAATTTACGTTCTTCTATTTTGATATCGTCAGTTGGGAATCTACTAAAGTTCCCCATCCCATCCATATCCATAACATCGGGGATATTAGGATAATTTTCTTCTCTTTGTTTTTTGGATCCATAGTATATATTCCAAATCAGAAAATATACATACGCTGAGAATATCACAAACCCAATTACAAACATTGCTACACTCATGAGTTTCTTCTTTGTCTGATTACTAATGCAAATAATAAAATTGTTCCCGGCCAATGTGCCGAATACTGTGCCTCCTCGGTTCTACCAAGTAAACCCAACCCTACTGAGTAGAGTAAACATATGAATGCAAATACCACGGGATACCACACCATCATAAAATCTTTGACTTTTTTCATAATTTTATATTAATTTATTAATTGTTTACAATGTATCTGATAACTCTTGAGAGTATATAAAGAAATAAAAATATCGTGAATAGGATACTATAAGAAGACCTTTTTTTCATTTTTTATTTATTAGATGAGGTTAATCTATCCCAAAGAGATACTTTTTCCTTGTATTTTTTGATATCATTTATCAACCAGTTTATCCTTTCTGACGCCATTCTTGGACAATCATCATCACACAGACCCTTTATCTGTGTTAAGTTTTTAATTATTTCTTGGTAGCTCATAAAAAAATATTTATACAAATATAATAATATTTTTTTAATAAACGCAAGATATTTATTATTAAAGTAAAAATAATGACTAAAAAACACTTTATTTAGAGATGAAAAACATAATGGTTTTATTAATGTGCATTTTATGGGCGGTACCTTCGCTTGCACAAGAAAGTAAAAAAGAGAAAAAAGACTCTTTTATTAAGGAATTTTACAATGATTTTTTAAAGTATGGGACAATCTATGGTGCGGGTGATATTCGTAACTCGTATGAACCAGCAAGAAAAGAATATTTTGTAAGAACAAACGATAATGGTAGTATATATAGTATTCCACAAGTGGTGGATGGTACGGATTATAACCCATTTGATTATAGAATCGGTTTCGGTATTAGAAAATTAGCGAGATTTGATTACGAAAGAAAACCCGGTAACTTTTGGACAGGTAATGCTGATAGAGAAAGACAAATAGCGTTGTCCGCACCTACATCAGCAGTTAAGGGATTTGAATATCTATTCCATTGGGAAAAAGAACGTAACAGAGGTGACGTATGGACCAATAGTAGATATTTTATAAGACATACAGGTAAACACCACATATTAAAATTAGAAAGTAGAAAACAGGGGGCGTTTGATTTCGAATACCAATCAGCGGAAGCGAGATTAAGACTACCTATAGGTAAAAAGTTCTCTTTATCTGGAGGTGCAATCTTCAGAACTCATGACAGGGCTTACGGATATAACCCTTTTGAAATTTGGGTTAATGAGGAAGATGCAGATGGTAACCCATTAAACCCTTGGTACACTCTTGGTTACAATAATGGATACACCGATCAATTTTATACTGAAACTTATATAGATCCAGTTACTGGTGAAGAAGTTGAAAGAAGTGATTGGTTTTGGTTAAATGAGAATGGTGATAGAGTTGCCGATTCAGATTTGGAGTTTAGAGATGGTGTTTTCAGGGACTTAATTAACGATTTTAATAATGGTGCGTGGGATGAAATAGGACAATTTGGTTTGGTTTCACCTGTTGTTGGTTTTGATTTCTATCATTATACACCAAAATTTTGGGCACACGTCTACGGTAATTACCTCTTACCATTTCACACTTATGTAATGGGTGATGATGATTTTAATTATGGTAATAGAGATAATTGGGGTAAAGGTGGTCTAGTTCAAGACGCACAATTCAAACAATGGGATGACTTCCAATTCGGAGCCAACATAGGTTGGAAAGTTGGTAGAAAGTTAGGTTTGTTTGTTGAAGGAGAATATACAAGGATGTGGGATTCGGAATTTTTCTATAGCACATTCGGATTAAACTACACATTTAGATAATATAACAATGAGTAAACAATTAAGTGAAGAGACGAAAATTACATTAGATTTAAAAACAATAGGTATTATTTTATTTTTTGTTGCGACCGTTGTGGGTATGTGGTTTACCTTACAGTCCGACATTAATGAAGCTAAGGAATTACCTAAACCAAACATAACTAGAACAGAGTATGATCTTAAGGATGAACTGATTAGACAAACTATTATGGATACTCAAGAAGATGTAGAGTCCATATTAAAAGAGTTGGAGAAGATTGATGGGAGATTATATGAGTTACAAAAACAAAACTAAAATGAAAGGTATAATCATATTATTATCTCTATTGATATCTACACAGTTATATTCACAACAATGGGTTAGTGATTTAAACTTTGAATCTGAGGTAAGTCAACGTCACCCATTTGGGGATGATGATGTAACAATAACTGTAGTGGAATTTTGGGCAGACTTTAACAAAACAAATTCATTTAAAGAATGGAAATCCTTAAAGGGAGTGACTTACTTTAGATGTAATATAGAGTCAGCACCTAAAGCGAAGAAGAAATATAGGATCAGAATGGCACCCACATTACTTATTTTTGTTGATGGTATTATGGAGAAGTCAATTAAATCTGGTTTAGATTTAATGTTACCTAAAGATCTAAAGGAAATTCAAGAGGACATAGACGAATTACGACAAGGTAATAAATTCTAATTGGCACATTACTTAGTATAAATAAAAAAACCCCCACATTTCTGTGGGGGTTTTCTATTATCGTGTATCTCGATATACGATATTAAGATTCGGAAACTGACGCTTTTCTATAATCAGTAACTAACTTTTTAACTTCACCAATGTGTTTACGAGCTCTTGTCGCTCCCGCCTTGGTTGTTGAATTGTGATTCTCCGTGAACGCAATAAAGTGTTCTTGAATCTGTTCGAAAATTTCTGCTTTCTTACTCATGTTTTTAAATATTTAATTTTTATGATATTACAAATATACCGCAAATAATTTTAATAATCAACTATTTCCACGTAAAATCACATCCCATGTGTCCAAATGACGCGGTATCTTTATATATCGGTCTTCTTAATTCTAAGAAATCAATTATACCTTTAGGTGATAAATCATATCCTTTGATAAATTCATGTTTCCCATCAACGATTGCAGTTGCTTGGAGTGGTTGGTCATATCCAATTGCATACGCAAGTTGAACCATAACTTCTTTTACCTCTGGTCTTTGTTCTAAAATATCCACTGCAATTCTTCTTCCCATATATGCTGCGGATCTATCAACCTTAGTTGCGTCCTTACCACTAAACGCACCACCACCAATAGGTATTCGTGGTCCGTAGTTATCCACTGCTAGTTTTCTTCCCGTTAAACCCGCATCAGCGGTAAACCCACCAATGTTCCAATCACCCGCAGGATTACAATGAAGTGACTCTATCCTATACATTGGATAATTTTCTTCAAAAAATAAAACACATAACTCTTCTAATTTGTGTTGAGGTGCGTTTTGAAATGAACATACAACTCTAAGTGAGTTACCATTCATTGTAACTTGAGTTTTTCCATCATATGGAAAGAATTCGAATACAAGTTTGTTTAATTCACGTGCTAAGAAATATTCCTGTGGTAATTTTTGATCGTTATCTCTACAAGCATAACCAATCATAATTCCTTGGTCACCTGCACCACCAATATCAACTCCTTGAGCAATCTCCGATGATTGTTGATTGATATTAATAATAACATTAATTGTGTTATCGGTAGTTACATCATGAACCACCTTTACAATATTTTCTCTTGTTACTACCGCATTTGAAGTAACTTCTCCTGTAATGTAAACTTCTCCCATACCACCACAAGTTTCAATTGCACATCGTGAGTTAGGGTCTTGTTCTAAATGTAGGTCTAATAATGTGTCCGAAATTCTGTCACACATCTTATCTGGGTGCATTGGGGATACACATTCTGCGGTTCTAATCATATAATTTAAATTTTCTATTGGTTAAAATCAACTCCCCCTGTATTTGTGGAACACCATATTTTGTCTGGTGTGTCAAAAGGGGTGTTTGGTGAAATGGTAGGTGGAGAATAAGTTGGAGGTATTAATGGATTACTATAACCACATTCAACCTCAGTTACGGTTTCTAATTTATTTTTTACGGTACTTAGTTGAGTGACACTTAATTCTGTACCTGAAGCTTCAACGAAACCTCTTAACCATATTACAAATTCATTACTATCCATACTATACTTTTTTTAAAATATAGATAAATAATTTGAATTAATCAACCGTTTATGAAATTGTGGGTTTGTTTTTACGGTAAATTTCGACTGTGGACGATTTACCACGATTATCTAAGTGATCATAAACATCTAACTCTTTACCCCTAAAAAATACTTTAGAGACAAAATCCCAATCACCTTCAGGTGTTCCAATGTCACCACTTTGATAACAGAAATCTTTCGCAGTTGGTACTGTGTCTGATTCAAAAGGTTCAAACTCAGCTACACCACCTTTATTTTCGTCAAAGGTTACAAATATGTTTTCCACCTTTGATTTATCACCTTCACCAGGTATTGCTAAGTACCCTTCATATGGTACGTCATCGGCATCATCACCTAATACTTCGTAAAAATCATTCATGTCCTCACCATTGAAAGTCAAGACCTCTTTACCATTCTCATCGTTTACAACAAACCATAACCCACCATTATCTGATGCTCTTGATACGTGCCATAAATCAGGATTATAAAGATCCTCAATTATCCCCTCATCTTCAAGGTCGAAACGAACTTCCCATAGTTCATCAACACCCTTAGTTTTAATTAAATCTTCAATAGATTTGACCTGTTCATCTGTAATTGAATGTCCTGTTGACTCAACTTCCCATCCATACATTTCTAATTTATACTTTGCCATATAGTTTATTTTTTAGTGAGTTTACAAACTATTAGTTTGTTCAGTAGGTGCACAATACTCTTTCATAAGTGTTTTTGTGTAATCTTTTTCAGATTGTTTGGAACGTAATTCGTAGTGCCATGGATTGGATTCATAATCCTTTAACCAATCTTTGTAATCATCGAAAAGGGAACAGTCATAGTAATGGGTATACTCATGAATTACAACAGAACATAAGGTACTTAGGTCCCAACCATCACTTTTTAATCTCTCTAAGTCAATAATTATTCTTGATCCATTTTTGTCTTTAGGCATAAAACATGCTTCAATAGGACCATCAACGTAGACCGCACTTTCATTACTTAGGTCTTCAATTACTATTTTAACTGGTGGTAATGAGTAGATATTACTCATCATTGTCCCAAAATTATCTATGGCATCCATAATGTGAGGATCTTCCATATCTCTAAGTTTCGGATTATATTCGTATCGATTACGTAATAATAATAATATAGTGGAGACACCCACGACTAAGTAGGCAATCAACATATCAGTTTCTAAATACCACTCCATAACTATTCCTCCTCCTCTATAAATTCACACCATTCTTTACAGTCACCACACCTACCTAAATCCTCATTTCCTAACCATGGGGATGCCCCACAACATTCTGATACCATAACTTATTGATTTACATATAAACGTTCGTGATTATACTTAGCGACGGGATTATGATCCGTTAACTTACCATATCTTTCCGTGGCGATGAAATGAATTGTTTTTGGATCGTGATCAATACACTCACCCATAATATCGACGAAGGAGAAGTTAGACTCATCTACCTCGGGTTGTCTGGTTTTGGGTAATCCACAATACATCGCTTCACCCACCTCACTAATAAACATACCCGTATAAAAACCTTTAAGGTTGTGTCTTTCCACGAATTGATCGGCATTACACCATATAAAAATAGAGTTATCTTTCTCCTTTAAAAGTTCAACCATTTCACTATCAATAATATATCCATTATTGGATTGTGAAGGGAATTGACCTACACTGAATAATCCTCCAGGTGACCCATGACCCATCATCATAACACGATCGTGATCTCTTATCATTGATTTCACTTCATTTCTACTTACATTACCCGTAACCAGTGTCAGGTTTTCTATGTTCTTATAAACATTCTCTAAAAACCACGTACTTCTGTCGTTAGGGTGAATTACTAATGTTTTCATCTTTTACTTTTTTTATTTAAACAAATATACTAATGTTTTTTAGAATATACAAATTATTCGAATAAATTGTGATTATTTACTATTGTTTCATCCCATTTATAGATGATATCCCACCAATTTGTTATTGTGTGATCCCCGTATGGTATGTCATTATTAGTAGATGGTATGGACTGCATCCAATATATTAACCAACCACCGTGGGGGTCATTACCAACCTCATAACTACCTCCGTAAGAACCGAACCTATCGTGGTCATTAATAGTAGGTGTGGGTATTTCCATCGTTCTTGGGTATGCCCAATCACTTTTACTAATTGTTTTAGTAGATCCACCCCCATTAGGTATCCAATCCAATATATCACTCTCAACAGGAACATCACTATCGTAATGGTAATCACCATCCGCATTGGGTGGATAGTGTACCAAACCAACCCTACCACCTCTATAATAAGGTTGTGGTTCTCCTTCAGGATAACCCCCAAACTTCTGATAAAACAAATAAGATAAATCGTAATTGTTCCTATAAGTTTCCCATATACTTAATTGGGCTTCGATTTGGTGACCCCTATTATGTAGATTGTTTGAATACCAACCCGTTTGTCCGTAAACTACGTATGTTTTATTATATATGGGTAAATCATCATCATTACGGTAACTATTTGATACATCACTAGTTAACGATCCGTTATGTGTGAATATTTTATGTGGACTACTCATGTTACTTTCAGGTATACTATAACCATCAGGGAAGTGATTAAACCATATTTCTTTTACCCCCAAATCCTCAACTTTAGTTTTGATGTCCAACTTATCAAATAACTTAAAATAATCAATTTGACCTTGTTCATTGAAATCCATTTCATATATATTAATATATTCAATTACATCAAAACCTAAGTATGGTGTTGAGGTATTTAAGTATGGTGTTGAGGTATTATCTTCTTGTCCATGGTACCTTGAACCTTCCTCCATAGACCATTTTTGTCTAATATCACTACCCTTGAAATAGTTCAAAACTGACTCAACACTCAAACCATAAATCACATTATTACCCCAATCTCTTACCGCCTCTAATTCGGCGAACTCATTTGTGATGGTAGTACCATCATTAGATGGTATGTAATTTATTATGATAGTAGGTATGATTAACTCCGAACCACTTATTGGGGTTGTTAGATACTCAGGTACTGTTAAGTATTCACCACCTTCAAATACTGTGGGTTGTATGGTGTCCTCAATTACTATCTCATCCTCCAATAATAATTCTTCTTTTTGACATGAAAGGATAATAAAAAGAACTGATAAAATTAATAATCTAATATTATATGTTTTCATAATAACTTTTTTAAGGTTTAGGGTACAAATATAATAATACTAGTTGATATATCAAAATAAATATTTTATATTTTTTATGATATTTATAGTAATATCGTAATATTATGAAAATACATCTTTCTGAAAGTCAGGTTAAAAAATTAATTAGTGACTATAAAACAATTAATGAACAATCCGTTGGGTTTAATCCTGAAACAAAAACAGAAACGGTTAATTTTAATTCTGTTTGGAGAGCGGGTTATTGGAAACTGACAAGTAACCAGATCCTAAACTTAAATAACCAAATGAAGGTTATTCAAAATTTCTTAGTTAAAAACCCTCAAACTAAATTAAGTATTCAGGTTGAAGCGGGTGAATCTAAGGTAACAAACGCAGATAATGAAGATGGGGGTAAGCCGGTAAAACCAGGTCACCTTTCTTCGAGGAGAGGTGAGTCATTGGTTAATTATTTAAATACTTTCTTTAAAAAATTAGAAAATGGGGGAATGTCATTTACATACCCTGAAATTCCAAAACCTAAAACAATAGTAGGTGCTACACCGTATGTAAGAGGTAAAGATAATCCTAAGGATCCAAAATATAAGAAAGAACAATTTGTTAGGTTAAAAGTAACCGCAACAAGTCAGAGTGAGTGTCTAATTGGGTTAGAAGTTATGATAGGTTACATAGGTACAACAGGTCACCAATGTGATGAGGCGTTATTTGAATTGAAAATGAATGGAGTATCCTTAGGTATTGCAAATCTAAATAATGGTAAGTACGATACTTCAGGTTTTACAAAAAATATAGTTTTAACTGATTCTATGCTTGGGGTTAAGAAATTGATGAAAACACATAATGACAAGATGTACACTAAGATGATAAATGCGGAACGTAGAAAATATGTTAACTTTAGAAAATCCAACCCTGAAACCTCTTATAAAGAGTATGTATTTGATGGTAAACGAATAGGGGATTTAACAACTAGAGGTGATGTACCCTCCTATAAAGCATACGTGGAATCATTTTATAAAAAGAACAATCCACTTAAGGTAACTTACAACGATGAAACTGTTTTTACTAAAGAAATGTTAAATAAAATGATCGAAGACCGTAAGGGGACGACCCCTTTCTCAAAGTATGATATGAATATATTAAAAAGGTCTGTTGGTAAACCGTTCAAATTTGATAAGGATCAAAAAAATAAGACCGTTAAAGCGTTACACCAAAAATTAACAACTCTACCTGGTAGAACTTCCGATAAGAAATTTGGAGGTAAAAGAACTCAAACATTTACCATAGACACCGCCAAAGCTAAGGAGATATTCGATCAGGGTAAAATAAAAGATAATAAAATAATTTTAAGTATGGTACCTTTAGTATCACGATCAGGACCATACTCACATTATTACAATAATGGGTCCCACAGTGATGTTCCCTTCGTTAAGATAACTAAAGACGGTGAGAGTAAACCTAAGTATAGGGGATACCCATCAGTATCAGTTACTAGAGGTAGTTTGAAAGAGGTAACTCTATTGGAAACGGATCTATGTGGTAATCCAATTACTGCGAAGAGGCAGTAGAATCCAATTCTTCAATCATTTCCTCAGTGATCTTTTTATGTACAACCTCCATGATTGAATCGAGTTGAGTTTCAGTATAGTATTTATCCTTAAACCGGAAGTATTGTACACCATCATTTCTATCCATAAGTTCAAACCGTTCTTTGTTCGGGTCTTCCACAGACACAACCTCAGTACTTTGACATTTAGGTACTTCTTTAGTTTCAACACAAGAGGTAAAACATACCCCTAACACCATCATTACAATTAACTTTTTCATAATATTTAATTTTTTATTCTTATACAAAGATAACAATATTTTTGAATATACAAACAAAATACTAAAAATTTTTAATATATACTAGTGATTATTTTTTCTTATCACTCTTAATACTCTTAATCAAGAATATAATGATTAGGAAAAAACTTCCACCCAAAAACAAATTGAAGAGGTACTCAAACATATAATTATTTTACGTTGTTCATCTTAAACCACTTAATAAGGATACTCGCAGTTTTGTAGTTTGTTGCGAGTGGGACATTGTGAACATCACATAACCTCATCAACATACTGATATCAACATCATGTGGATGTTTATCTAAAGGGTCTCTCATAAATATGACACCCGTTATTTCACCATTAACGACTTTAGTGGCAATCTCAGCGTCTCCACCAAGTGGTCCTGAATTTACTGTCTCTAAATTCTTAATACCGGCATGTTTACAGTGTTTACCTGTTGTTCCCGTAGTTACTATATCTACATCTTCCCTATTAAAAAATGGTAATCTTTTTGACACAAATGCGACCATGTCCGCCTTTTTGTTATCGTGTGCTATAAGTGCAAATTTCATTTAATACAAACCCCCATTTGAGTGGATCCTTGATAGATCTGAAGATGTGAGACTTTCCCACCATTGCTCCTTCATCTCTTTTAGTATTATACCTTCATTGGTGTCCCTACATGATTTTGATTTACATACATAAACAAGACCTGTTTGTTGATCATAGTACGAGTCAACCGAACTTAAATAAATCATGGTTAATACCTGTTTCATAATAAATATACATAATTTTTTATCTAATATCAAATTCACGTATACCTTCAGACCTTCTCGACTTCAGGGCGAACGTTTTAAACATCTCTCGCTTACCTTTTCCATCTTCGATACCATTGAGTACTATAATTGGTTTTGTTTCGTCTGAGGTGATTAAAATGATTTTAGACAACCCGACTAACCTATATAGAAATGGTTCATACAATTGAACGTCTTTTATTCTAAAGTATTGTATCTCTTCTGTATTCACGTTTAATATACCCCTTCTCTCAATAACGGAATCTGAGGTATATGTCCATGACCAAAAGTATAGGTCAACTACATGGTATAACCATATTACCAAAGGGATTAAACCAAATTCTGGTGAGAAATATGTTACACCTATGGCCAATACAAACCAATGTATTTTTATCCATTGTGATGGTTTATCGACTGACGATCCATTTAAATTTGTTTGAAAACTATTTGTGTTATTAATCATAATCCTAATTTTTCTAATTCAATTACGGTAGTATCAAAATCTTTATGTAAAATACCTATACCACCATTAGATATCCACTGTTCTATATTAGAATCCCTATCATCAATTAATATACAGTCTTCACCCGCATACTTCTTTTTATTGTTTGAGTACTCCAATAGAAGTGGTACTCCCGGTAACTCTCTATTAACCCAAGAGTTTTTACCTTTTCTAGATCCGTATCCGTTACGAGATGGGGAGGACAATAGTACGGGATAGTATTCTTCAATATAGGACCATAATTTTTTACCGTCCTTCATCCATTCTAAATTGTCCCAAAACTCTTGACCTTTTTCATTTATGGGGTTCCAAAATTCAGGTGTGGTGTGCCACTGACCTGATATATCTAAACCTGTGAGTTCTAAGTAACCCTTCTCGAAATCGACAAGAACACCATCCATATCACAGAATATTTTGTATCTAAGATTATTAAATAATGTCATTTTAAAAATGTGTTAAGTATATTCCCGTAGTAAAAACCGTAAGTAGTGTAACTCCCACACCTATTACGAACCCTTGTAGTTTTGGATTTAAATCTTCGAATTTTGGTATCATGATTTTTTTATTTTATTAATTAAACTTGTAATTTCATCTTCACTTATATATCCGACTACATCATCATCATGAAACTCGTCATAGAATTCCCTTGTGAACTCACCATCTCTAAAAATGGCAATCTCATAAGAATCGTATTCAAGTGGATGTGATAGGTTAGCTCTCGGTGAACAGTAGAAAAACTGACCACATACAATGGAGATATCTATATTATCTTTAATGTTAGTTTTGGATTTGAATCCACCTACTTGGTGGGGTTCGAATTGAATTTCTTTAATTGTCATGATATATAATTTTTACCTTTATACTGACAAAGATAATAATTATTTTATTATATACAACTAAATTCTAAGAATATTTTTAGAATATACTAATTATTCTTCCATAAGGGGTTCCATGGAAATGTATTCTTTCACTTTCTCAATTGAGATAGTACCTGTGTATCGTTCTCTTTTTTGTTCACCTTTCTCTTCGATTATAACCTCTACAGGTACACCATTCTTTTCACAATCGAATTTATCTTGTATTGTTACCTGTACATGTTCGTTATTAAAACGGTATATTGTATTATAACCACCATATTTTTTAAAATACTTATTTAGTATTTCTTGTAACTCGTTTCTTGATTTTTCACATTCGGGATGTGATTCAAATTCTTCTTCTAATTTAGATGAGTAACCCTCGATATGGGTTTCCATATCTTTAAGTGATACTTGTTCTAATGGAATTTCCCACATTGGGTTCTCGTACTCATAGTTAAGATCTTTACTATCAACATATGCATCAAATAAACTCTCACAATCGGTTATTTGTGTAATATTTTCTTTGGATATAAACAGAGCTAACCTCATTACCGGTATGTATATGTCATGACTATTACGATCTTCATCAATGTCTATATATTTCGTTATCTCATTCTCTTTAACTTCATTTGCAGACCTAACACCCTCTTCATTTAATTGAGAGTATTCATCCGCAAGATCATTAATAAGTTCATCAAAATACGTAAAACTTATTTTCTTAATAAATTCATCACGACTGTTTGCATAAGGGATATAATTTTTATCGTAGAATGCTTCGAGTATTGGTGTTAATATTTCTTTTTGCTGATCTTCGTCAGTATCTGTTATGTCACTCCTAAGGTATTCCCCGTGATCTGAATAATGACCTGAAGCGGACTTATACCCATCTAACGCATATTTTGTCGTTTCAACGTCATCACCTATCTCACTAAGTGTAAATATTATTCTATTATTGTCTCGTTGGTCCGACGACACATCTAATACATTACCGTCGTTAATAAATGACCCCTCATTTAGTTTTTCAATAAGTTCGTCACCATTGTTATTAATTAGTATTTCTACCAACTTATTGTCGGTGTCCCCAATCTCTTTTTCAGTTAATGTGGCCACATCCACATAACCTAAGAAATCCATTCTGTCTAATTCAGTACTGTCGACTGGTGTGTCATCAAACAATGATGGGAAGAAGTATTTTGTAACTTCCCTATGTTTGTTAAAGAAATCTGAAGTGGAAATTCCTCTATCCGCGGGATTCATAAATTGTTTAGTTTCAAAATGGAACTGAAATTTCTGTGTTGGTTCGTCCCTTTTCACAATAACATATAGACTTCCTTTGTTATTATGTTGTGAGAAGTGGTTACTACGACCTTTATATTGGTCATTCGTCGAATATGGTCCCCATGCAGTACACCATTGTGTTCCGTGACCTAAGTAAGCGGCACCTTTCTCAGTTGTTGGGGTGTATATGATCCATTTCTCACCACTCATTAATAGTTTATGATCAGAATCAGTTAAAGTATTAACCACATCAAAGTAATTACGGTCCCCATCCTTAACATAGTATTTCTCCACGAGGGTATATAGGTCACCTAATTCTTTTACTTTGTTCACATCGACAGGTACTTGATGTTTGTAGACTAACGTAAGATACTCTTTTGCCTTTGGATAATCCTCTGGTTTTAGTTTATTCGATTTAAACATTTTAATAAGTAACTTAGCGTACTTACCAATCTTTAGTATTTCGTAGTCTTCTGGTATTTGTTTAAGTTTTGTTTTGGGGTCTAAACTTATTATGTTAAGAAACACATTCCATTCTATATCTGAATAGTATTTTTTGTATATTTCTTTTGGTCTCGCCTCAAGAATAAGTTCGTAAATTGTTTCTATTAACTTCATCCCTCTAATTTATAATCATACTCAACCTCTCCCAATCTATCGTTAATCATATCATTAACGTTCTCGTTACTAGCATCACCTTGATATCTATCATCAGGACTAAACTTAGGTGAGTCGTAAGTGTTTTTATAAAACATTTCCTCGAAATAACATTTAGGGTCGTAACCACAATCTTCGTCCATTTTATCTATTACGTCTACATCATCAATATCTTGACCTAACATATCCATCATTGTTGAGAATTTTATTTTAAGTGTAACCCCTTCATGGTCAAAACTTTTTATATCCCCATATTCCATCAAACATTCTCTTAATTGGTCTTTTAGGTAATTAACATAATCGTCAGCCTGTGCACTACTCAAACATTCTCTTAGAATACCTTTAATGTGGTCTTCAGTGTCGTACTGTTCAATTAAGTCCTGTAAAGACTCTCCCTCATGGTCCTCTATTTCCTTACCTTCTCTCTTAATTAGTTTATTGATAATATCTTTAATTTTCTCTTCATTTTCGGGACTTAAATAATAATCTAAAACTGACTCCCAATCCCCATCGTAATGGTAGTTTTCATAAATATCCCAAATATCACCATCTAATATGGTCTCAAAAAGTCCAATGTCGACTTTTCTATTATCTTTAGTTGTGTAACTACGTATGTTGTAGTCACCACCAACATAGTCACCAATATCTTCAGGACTTATATGTATCTCAAAATCAAACACACCATTATTTGCACCCAAAACAAACCTAACTCTGTTTTGGAAAAAATCAGGATTACGTTTTAGTATTGCTTGAACTTTTCTAGTGCTCAATTCCTCATAAAGAGAAGATAACTTCATATTGATAAATAGTTTGATTTTAAATAAGAAACCCCACTGTGTGGGGTTTATATTACTTATTTATTTTGAATACTGTTGGTGATTCCGATCCGTCGTCTTTAAAGACAAAATAATTACCTTTATCGTCTTTACCTAATTTAAGTGGAACACCATCTTCGTCACTTTCCACACTTTCTGGTTCGTCCCCCATTTCCTCAGGTCCTTGTTGTCCCATTTGCATTATCTCAGGATCAGTGGAACCTTTCCACTCTTCTTGTTCGTTAATTACATCCTGAACTAACTTCTCAAGATCCTCTTGTTTTAATTTAATGACTTTTGACATAATAATTGTTTACTAATAAATATCTAAATCTTTGAAAAAGGGTAGTAATAAATCCTTGTCAGATATTTTAGGTTTTTTACCCACATTCCAATCTATATTTAACTCGGGGTCATTATATATCACACCACCCTCACTATCTTTAGAATAGACATTGTCAACTTTATAATTAAAAACCGCTCTTGATTGTGTGGAGAACCCATGTGCACAACCTTTAGGTACAAAAACAGATTGTAAATCACCCCCTTTTAACTCTACCTTTACCACCCTCCCATACGTTGGGGAGTCTTTTCTAATGTCTAATATAACATCAGTTACACCACCATAAATACACCTAACCAACTTAGATTGTTCGAATGGGGGTTTTTGAAAATGTAATCCTCTAATAACATTTTTTTCCGAAAATGACTCGTTCTCTTGGATGAACTTAAACGTGATTCCCGTCTTTTGGTTAAATTCACCGACATTAAAGGGTACTTGGAAGTGTCCCCTATTATCTACATATTTATCAGACTCTATTATGTAACAGTCTTTTATGTCAGTACTTTTAATTTTCATCTAATCTAGTTAGTATTTTATTTTTAAGTTCTGAATAATAAATTTCTATTAGTTGGTCGTCAGATCCCAATTTTTCAAAGTAATTCTTAAATAGGGTCACATAATTTGATGCCCCCTTTAGTTGTTCTTCATTTTCACAACTATCAATAACTTTAATTGCCTTCTTGTATGTTTGACTTATGAATACCATTATTCCTCTATGGTGTGTATGTAGAGTGGTGTATTTTCACCCACATATGCGTTAAGTACATTAAAATCTAGGTACTCTATTGCATCTTCATGAGATAAACCTTCTTCCAAAAGTACGTCTATCATTTTAGAGATGTCATAGATTAATTTACCACTTAGTGGTTCTAAACCAACAATTGCATCATCGAACCCATCTGCCTGAAGAACTTCAAGTTCGGGGAATTGGTCATGTATTTTTTCAATATTACTCATATAAATAATATACGAATAATATTTTAATAAATCAAATACTAAAGGTGTTTGTCCTTTATTAGTTGAACAAAACTATTAGTTAGGTTCTCAATACTTGTTTTATCTTCCGTAGAGGATTTATCAATAATTGGCCTAATTTGATTTTTATCGTTATAAAGGGTATTTTTATTTACTTCTGACATAATAACTTAGTTTTTAATTTATTCTTTACCTATATCACCACAAGGACCCGATGAATATGAACCTCCATAACACATTGGTTGTGAACCACAACAATCTATGAACGCACCATCCTCCATACATTCACCCATGGCATAAACACATGGACTATTGCAACTACAATTGGTCCATTCAAATTCTTTATGATAACACATACACCCAATCTGTTCTTTATTGTGATGAATAACACTTTGTGTAGGGGTTTCAGAACTATCTGTTCTGAAATAGTAATCTACCTCTTCGACATCTATACTATATGCAACTTCATGGACGTACCTATAACCCATAGAAACTATCGTTTCGGGAATAAGGTTCCCCCCACTCAATTCTCTTGTTATTACTTTACACCCAACCAATAAATTATCCGCAATCATGAATCGATACAACTCATCGTTTGGTCCTGATGATAGGATTTGACTTCTACCTAAAAAGTTATATGTTTTACCCCCACTTAAGGTTATAATGTGTTCAAAAAATCCCGACTCTTCGGAAATAATACTATCAGTACTAACTGAAGTATCGGTGAGTCCACTTACGTAGGTAATAATTTTAAAATTGGTAATTTTAATATTTGAATCCTGAGTAATAACTTTTAATACAAAAGAACTAAAAGTGTTTGAACCTTGAGATGGGATCTCAATAGAATATTTACCACCCTCACCACTAACTGTAATTAAATCAGTATTATATCTAGGTAACGTATCATCATCACCATTTCCGTTATGATTATATGGGTTATTCTCAAATATGAATTTAACATCAATTGACCCTTCACAGGATGCATTAAATGTTAATTTACCACCCTCTTGAAAGGTAACATTTGACAATTCAGTATTGGTATTTGCAAAACCACCCCATTCGTTAGATGTAGTTGGGTTATTATATGTTGGATCATAACCTTCTTCTTTGGTATAAGACATACCCCCAAATGGGCCATCAAATACGGGTGAATATATTATATTGCTACTATTTAAATCATCTATATTCGAAGAAAAATTAACATGGGATTCGTCATCAGGTCCTAATCCCGATAATATCACACTTGAGAGGTTATCACCTACTTTAAGATCTTTTAGTTTAACTAACGAACCATCACTTTTTTTAACATTATCGTTTTCAGATCCAGTATAAAGTTTCGAAGCTGCCGTTGACCCTGTTTTTTGTAAGTACTTAGGTCTCTCCCATGGAGATAGTTCATTTGTTGTACCATCGTAATCCACAGCATCTGTTATTGGTAACCTATTAGAATGACAGAATACGTCGAACGGATTTAAAACTGACAGGTCACTTCCGTATAGTATTGTAATATGTCTGTACGTTTTTAATTTACCGTCAATTAAATCGTTAGTGTTACAAATATATTCCTGAAGTAATTCATTACTATTTAATCCGTTTTTAAGTGTGTTTAATTCCTCAACACTATTAATTCTATATACTTTAGGGTAATTTTTATAGTTGGTCGTAGGATACCTTTCCTTAATAATAAAGTTAGGGTGGTTACCATTGTCTGTTATCGTCGTACCTATGGTATCTACACTAATCTCATTCCCATCATTAAAAAATACATTAGGTAATGAGTTGGGATTACTGTCAGATATCAATTTTAGAAACCCAAAATTATCTTTACAGTATGATTCATCAACTAAAGCATTGTCGTCATATGCAATTCTTAAGATTAGTTTATCATCCGCATCCTCGATCAATGGTAAAGATCCATCTTGATTTTGACTGATAAAACTAACATTGTGAGTTTCACCATATACATTAGATAACATATGACTAATCTTTTGATGGGAAGAATTACCGTCATGTTGTTTGTCTAACCCATCTTGTAATAAGGTAGGACCTAAAGCGTCTATAATGACAATACTTGTTATGTTATTATCTAAAAGAAACTGATCAAATACAGACTTGTTGAAGTAGTCTTCGGATCTTGCAAATGAAGGTAAAACAGAAGTGTTACTTTCTAAGTGTTTAAAATTACCGTTATTATCTTTAAGGTAATCATTACCTACCAAAACTGCTCTCATATTAATGTGTTTTTAACTTTTGTTTTAAAGTGTCCTCGGTCTATTTCACTCCATTTACCTTTTGGACACTCATCCCCTTTATTAGTAAATATCTTACCATGTATAAAACAACCACAAACACCACAACTACAAAAATTATCCTCAACACTACCCTTAAGAAATTCACATCCTTTACAAATTTCTAATCTTTTTAGTGCCAGATCTTTTTGTTCTATGGTTGGGCTAATTTTTACTTTATATGCCTCAAGTATCTTTTTAAAATCAATCCTCATAACAATAAATATCTGTTTAAAATTTTAATAGATAATTTTAGGTGTGGGTTTAGGTTTCCCACACGCACCGCACGTCTCTCTGTAACCGGCATTTAATGCACCACAACCACAGTTCCAAGTGGAATCAACATAACTATTAATCATCTTACAATATTAAATGATTTAATGGTGTCACATTTAGTACAAACAACGGTGTCTATTCTACCTCTAACACATGAATCTTGTTCCCACAATTCTACATGATATTTATCCGTTTTACAAGTACAATTTTCTTCTACGGTACATCCCACAGAATCCCATTTTTTAAGTTTTGGATCGGATAACCATTCTTGTCTTAATAAACTTACCATACTTAATGTTTTGTTATTAATATAAGAATATTTTTTTAATATATCAAGAATAAAAAAAAGGGACACAATTTAAATTGTATCCCCTAATAGATTTGAATAGAACCGAAACCAATATTACTTCTTGTTTATTGTTTTCTTTATGATGTCTTTTATTTCTTCTTCATTTAACCTCATATCTGCAGTATCCACATCCTGTCTTGTCATTTGAGCCCTTTTAGCTGCCAATTGGAATTGTTTCTTACCACTCATTTCTTTCTTGAAGTTATCTAAAATTTCTTTTAGTCCTTGGACAATGTTAACATCTGTTAATGGGTGATTATCTCCTGTGTCCCCACCAACAATTTTACCGTCTTGTTCTTTATCTACTTTACCATCAAAATCCTTTTCTTCACTTAAATCAACATCAACAAAAAGATTTATTGATACATCCTCATCCTTGAATATTTTTCTTGCTACTCTATCAGTAGGTAATTTCTTTGCGTATTCAACGGTATAGACTAATTCCCATCTATATCCAGATGTCATCTCACCTTCACCCTGAGCAATACCTTTTATTTCTAAATCAGATGATACCATTACTGAAAAATCTTCTTCATTTGGGAAATCACCTCTATCTAATTTGAATACAGGTGTTTTACCGTATCCAGCACCTTGTTGAGTAAAACGTGTTTTGGACCAATTAGAATATCCTGAATTGTATTGTCTTCTTAAACTATTGGATTTTTTTGGATTGTACTCATCACTTTCAAAATACTCAGGTGTTCTACCCCTCATAACCGTTTTCCTTGTGGTATTTTGGAACTCTTCCTGTGTTTTATATAAATTTATGTTATGTGACTGAAATGTAATCTCTTTATCGTTTACTTCACTGTATTTATTTCTGTGTTTTGGGTTAAGGATAACTATTTCAGGTAAACTTATTCTTTTTAATGTAGTTACGAAATCTTCATCATCCACTAACTCATCTTTTAAGATAGAATTAAATGTTCTATTTATCTTCTCCCTAGTATATGTAGTTTTAGTCCCTGTTGCATCAGGTACTTGATCCGCATTATCAAAAGTGACCTCTTCCCCATCATCGCCAGGGATAGGTTTTACACCCCCTATATCTCTACCTCTTGGTTTATATGATGGACAGTTCTCCTCTTTTAACTTAACCTTACCAAATTTCTCTTTTAGTTTAGGTACTAAATCAGGGTGTTTTTCTGTCAGTTCGTCCCATTCACAAGTAAAAATAATTGGGGTGACCTCTCCGTTTTCATATCTATACCAACCAACATGTTCAATCGGTTTACCGTCATTGTCTGTTTCGAACATTGCTGTCCAAGGTGCAATTACTTCCTTTTGATCCACACTAGAGACGGTTTGTTCACTTCTGTTGTCGTCAACAATAACATCACCAGGTTGTATTTGTGTTACCTTAACAGTGTTCTTATTTTCTCCATCAACTTTTATAACTGATTGTGATGTACTAAATGTCATCTCCTCACCATTATCTAAAGTTAAAACAATTTTTTTAGATTTTTTTGTGGGTTTACCTGGTTCAATTTCTTTCTTTGGGAGTTGGTCTGGCCTTAACGGCATTTCGTCTAACTCCTTAGATTCGTCAAAACCTTTATACCCAGGTCGTCTTATAGTGGTTAGATTCTCACCAATAAGAGTCAAAATATCTTTTTTACTTAATTCTTCCATTAGATCGTTTTATATATAAATACTTTATTTATTAGTTTAAACCTTACAAACTAAAACTTTCCCCACATCCACAGGTTCTTGATGCGTTTGGGTTGATCCATTCAAACCCTTTACCGTTTAAACCACCTTGGAAATCTAACACTGTTCCCGCTAAATAAAGTAGTGAAGGTTTATTAACAACCACCTTTATTGCGTCCACTTCAAAGACACTATCACCCTCATTTATTTTATCATCAAAGTCCATTTCGTATTGTAATCCACTACAACCTCCACCACTTACACCAACCCTGAGATTGTGAGTGTCGGGGGTTATACCTTCATCCATCATTAGACCCACTATTTTTTCTATTGCTATTTCTGTTACGTCTACCATATTATAAAATATACGAAAAATAAAAATTTATAACAAATCATATTTCTCTTTAGTCCACTTAACTTGATCATAAATTTTCATACGTTTGTTGAGTGTGTTTATTGCACTTTTAAAATCAGAAGGAGTGGGGGAATTTGCCTTACCGTAACACATGGTTTTTTTACCTTTACGATACTGTACATCTACCCATCTTTTACCCTTCCTTAAAGATATAAATATCGACGCGACACCGTGAACAAACTGATTACCCATACAATTTTTCATTATATGACCCTCCACTTTAAACTCTTCTTCTTTAGATAGTAATTTTGGTTGGTAGGTTACATCTCCGATCTTTATTGGTTGTTCAACATGTTTCACAAATTCATCGGGAAAAAGGTATCTAACTCTGTACCCCTTCTGTAAATATTTTCTTAAGGATTCCCATTCTTCAAATAACGTATCTAATTCAGAATCCTTTGTTGCGGTAAATTTCAATTCAATACCTCTCTTTTCAATCTTGTTTCTTAATTCAAACAAACGAAATAAAGACATAATCAAAGTACCATCAGATGTAAGATCAGTATTTAATCTTAACCCCTCCTCTTCCCATCTTTGTATCAACTTAACCATGTTCCTTTTCTCTGTTTCATTTTTAAGTGGGTGTACTTTCCTGTTGGGGGGTGCCTTATAACAATGTAAATGCCAATCTATCCTATTCATATAATCAATGTAGTTGTCACCAAATAATTTACTAAAATAATTAAGTGTTTTGATTATAATGGGCATCCCTTCACTATCATTATTTATGGAACTAATAAATTGTCTGTTTTTAATACCGTATTGTTCTAATACCGCAGGTACAAACTTACGATCATTGGTTTTTAAATACTTTTGTTTAGGATAATCCTCTTGTATATCTATGTAAATCAAATCGTGACCTTTGATGTTCTTTTTGTCTAAGTGAAAATCAACTATAAGGTCGTATAAAGGATCTATCTCAACTTTATTGTACCCCTTTTTTGAAAGGTACTCATCTTTTATTCTAGGTTGGATTATTTTCCTTATTAGTTCCCACGCCTCTTCAGTCTTCTTTTTGTACCGACTACCCCAACTTGACCCTTTTTTAGAACCCCCGAAAAAACCAACACTTGTTATATCCTCCAACTGTGAAAACTTATTCTTGGAGGTCCTTCCATTGGAGGATTTCTTATCCCCTAAAAAACCTTTATTTGTTGTTTGTGAGAACACATGGAAGTCAGAGGTTTTTAAATCAATCGTTAGTTTATGTTCTGTCTCAACTCGTCTTCTTAACTCGAACTCGGTTTCATTGTTTTCGTTGAACCTCATATAGGTAAAAAGGTAAAAGAGTTCTACCATCAATACATCATCGTAATGATATATATCAATAGAACATTTCTCCTGACATTTACCTTTATCTGTTTTCTTGTTTTGTTTGTAATTGAAAACCTTTTCCACACCAATAATTTAGGTGAAAAAAAAATAATTGTGTAGTGTTATTTTAGTAATTTATATAGGTATTTATAATAATATTTATAAAATTATGGCATCAAATAAAATTAAACCTTCTTCTAAAGAATACATGAGAGATTCTAAAGGTAAAATAATGAACAGTAAGTGGTACTACAAGCACCATACTACTTCCAATACTTCTACTGAAGAATTAAAAAAACTGTACGAATCTCCCTCATATAACAAAAAAAAGAATATAATTAAGAAAGAACTTATAAAAAGAGGAGTTCTGTAGGGTTTTAAAACGAAAAATAGTTAACTATTATTTCACCCATATTGTGTGATGGTACCACGTAACTAAAACCGTGTGTTTCACATATACGGATAACCCCATCTCTCATGGGTTTACTATTACCTGTGATTATTGTTAGACTGAATGTCCCACTATTAGATCTAATTAATAACTCATCTTCGACAAGAATGAACGCTTCCGTCCTGTTTAGTCCATGTAAATCAATAACGTTACTTCTCACCAATTATTCTTTTTTGGTCTTTTATTGAGTACTCAAATATTAGGTTGTATATGTCTTTAAGTAATTGTGGTGGTAAACCATCATCATTACATTTAGTTTCAAGTCTTCCGTAAATTTCTTCTTTACGCTTCTCACACATATCCGTAATGTGGTATTCTCTTTTTAACTTACCTATGAGGTTAGTATCGTTAAATCTTTTTTTAATACAACCATACAACGCATCATCCAAAACATCAATCTTTCTTCTTAATATGTCTAAACGAAAATTATAATTATTCTTTTGTTCCATATTTGTTTTTGATTTTGTCAGATAATGGAACGGAGTCCCCATTTTCATCTATCCTTACAAATCTTATGTTAGTTTGTAATATAACCGTTTGATTACCTGAGTACACATTATGGGCTCTCGCCTCTAAATAAAACGTAATTGACGTGTTACCAACATGAACTACATTTCCATAAATCTTAATTAGTTGTCCTTCCTTAGCTGGTTTTTTGAATATACATTTATCAATCATGACAGTAACCATTCTTGGTGTGTCACATATCTCCATTGCATATGCAGCACCAGCAGCGTCTAACCATGCTAGTAGTTTACCACCAAACAAGTTAGCGTGAAAACCTAAATCTGATTTCTTTATTGGGTGTGTTGTTATTAATTGCATTTAATTACTTAGTGGTGCTTTTATTGGTGGGTGTGAATGATAATGTAATAACTCATAGTCAAAATCACCGTTCATAATATCGGAACTAAGTAATTTCAATTTTGGTAGGTGGGGTTTAGGTTCTCTACTTAATTGTTCTTCCGCCTGTTCCACATGATTCAAATATAAGTGGGTGTCACCTAAATTACCTATAAGGTCTTCGGGTACCATATTTACTTCTTTAGCAATTAGATGTAGTAACATCCCATAAGATGCTATGTTGAATGGTAAACCTAAAAACGTATCAACAGATCTCTGATTCCAAGATAAGGATATGGATCTATTTGGTACCCCCATCGCATCCATATGTTCACTAAAATAATCTGAAGATTTGTTTATAGAACCTCTATTGTGGTAGTCAATTCTTTCATCTAAATTTAATTCTCTGGTATACACTTGGAAACCATAATGACAGGGAGGTAAAACCATTTGACTTAACTCTCCAACATTCCATGCCGACACCATCAATCTTCTACTATCAGGATTAACTTTAAGTTCATTAATTAAATTTGAGATTTGATCTACATAATATGGGTTAACATTACTATCATATCCAAACCAATGTCTCCATTGTTTTCCGTAGATAGGACCTAACTCACCCCATTGATCTCTAAATTCTTGATCTTCATTGAAATCCTCCATGAACTCCTCTATAGTGAGGGGTTCAATAGTATCGTCATCTTTAAAATTATAGTTGTAAATGTTTAAGTAATTTTTATATGCATCACCATTCCAAATTTTACAACCATTGTCCACTAAGTATTTGATATTAGTATCTCCTTTTAAAAACCATTTTAATTCAGTCATTACGGATTTGACCGCCATTTTTTTAGTTGTTAGTAGAGGGAAACCATCGTTCATGTTATGTCTTATCTGTCTACCAAACACAGATAATGTACCTGTCCCTGTACGATCATTCTTCTTTACTCCGAAATTTAATATATCATCCAATAATCCTTGGTACTGTGCATCTAACTTATTCATAATTAATTATTTTATAAAATTGTACGTTTTCCAACCTAATCGATAATACAATAACGACGCTCTTCTGTTCCAATCGTCGGTAACACCGTACATAGATTTAAAACCTCTTCTACTCTCCTCCTCGAAAAACATATAACACATTATATAACCAGCGTTATTAGGTCTGTCTTTCTTATCTAAATTGACAAAACACCCACCTAAGTAAGTTTCATCATCTTCTAATTCTTGATCAACATCAATCCAATTATATGTAAAATTAGGGTTACCCCAATTCCACCCAATACACTTATCTTTATAATAAAATAAATAAGTATACGATTTTGATTCAAACCTTTTAATGACTGTTTCTACCGTAGGAGCATCATCCCAATCAGGTATTTGTTTTATAATTAAGTTAGATACTTTAGTGATGTCATCAATAAACGTTTTGTAATTATTTACATCAACATATTGAAGAGAATAATATGACGGAGTCTTACGTGACGTTAGGTCCCCATCGACCATTCTGTATTGTACTATTTTATCTACATCTACCATTAAAGGTTATCGTTCAACTATTTCTGATTTTTAGATTTAAATCTATTTGATTCTGATGTTTTACTATGTTTAGTTTTTCTACCTTTTACACGTTCTCTCCACATCTTAAATGATGACTCTTTCATATGAGTTCTCATTATCTTACGAACCTCATTCTCTTTAATACCGAATTGGAATTCTATAGCTTCAAAGGGGGTCCTATCTTCCCATGCCATTTCTATAATCCTATCTAAGTCTTCTATCTTCACTTTAAATCTTTCCTAATATCATTTTTTACCACTCGTAAATATTTTGCTCGTTTCTTCGCATCTACAAATGGTACTGACCAAAATTGTTTTGTTTTTCTCCACCTACTCAATTTCCATCCAAACACAAACGTGTAAACCCCCATTACTAATCTTAACTTAACTGAATTAAGATATAAAGTAACAACAGGTAACATCGGTGCACCATGTGTTATATAGGTCCTAACTTTCTTATCACTAAGAAATGGTTTTGGGTAAGCATACTTACCAAACAATGGTATGAACTTATATGCAAAACCTGGTGTGAGTACCTCATCGAAGAATGTCTCAGTTTTAGGGGTAAGTCTAAACCACCAAACAGGTGAAACAAAATAGATGTGAGTTGACCACTTAACTAATTTTTTATATCCCTTGATTAACTCGGTTCTATCACGATGTAATTTATCATCATATAAATCAATAATCTCAAACTCTTCTTTATATCTGGTTAACTCTCTTACGATAGTTTTGAAAATACCATTGTAACAAAATGATTTTTTATCGGGATGTCCTATTACTATTAAATGTTTTTTCATTTCCACAACACTTGAATTGAAATTAGAACGAAACATAGTCCTAAACTAATGATCGTTTTTAAATCTATACCTTCTTTAAAATAGATGTTTACAAATATTGCATATTGTAACATACCAATACTGAAACCAATAAATCTAGCGGGCCATAGTAATCCGTCCATCGCGTCCACAGTGTACTTAGTACCCCATATAAAGAAAAAAGATATAATTATACCTGTTGCAGCAACAACCACCTCATTCTCTTTGAAACTCTTCCAAATGAACTGACCGTTTAATTGGTAGAACACCATAATATGTCCTATTAAAAAATATACTATTCCGAGAATTAAGTCGTTGTACTTTGTCATGTTTAAAATATACGTAATTTAAATTTAAATATCAACTAATTATAGATATGGCAGTAATAATTGATGGTCAAGTATTTTACGCAGAATACATGACAACCCCCGACCAAATAAAACAGGGTATGATGGGTCGTAAAGAACTAAAGGGTTGTATGGTTTTTGATATGGGTAAGGGGTACCACAGTTTCTGGATGCACAAATGTCTAATTCCTTTGGACATTATATTTGTCAATAAAAATGTAATAACGAATATACACTTAGATTGCCAACCATGTGATTTAGAATGTGATAAGAGATATACAGGTATAGGGGATCATGTAGTAGAATTCCCTTCAGGTACTTGTAATAATCTTAAAGTTGGTGATCGTGTGAATCTAAATTACTAAACTCGTAAGGTACTCTAGGTTTACGTTTTTCAAAAACCCAAAAATAAGAGTGATATTTTCTGGCGTGGTGCTGTTTCTTCCACTTAGTTCCGTTAAATGCATTTACTCTAACGTTGGATGTCAATACGAACATATCTCTTGGGTAAAACCCTAAAGAATATGCCATATTCATTACCATGACGTGACTGAAATGTTGTTTACCACCAGAAACCGTATCTTGACATTTCATAACCACAAAACCACCTTTCTTAGTGAGTCTATACAACTCTTTAAGTGTATTGTAATAATTTTCTTTTAGGTCATTATATGTTCCATAACCTTCGAATCTTTTTGCTATAATAGAACTATTTGGTCCATTCTTTTTATAACCCTTACCACTACCAACAATAATAAATGGGGGATCGTACATAATCGCACTCATTGATTCATTTTCAAATGGAAGATTCTCAGAATCCGACTGAATGACATGTTCATAATGTGGAATTAAATCCGTCTTATGTGTGGGGTCTGGTAACCCCTTCCAAAAATTACCTTTAGAGTAAGTACAATCTAAATCAAACTTCTCAATACCGTAGAGATGCATTATGTTGGTTATGGTTTCAAAGTTAGAGTTGTAAACACTCTTTACCATTTTAAAATCTTTTTGTACTTCTTCCATTCTATTCTGAGTTTGATTATAATAAAATATACATAAAATAAATTAGAAAAGAAACCCCCCCTAAAGAAAATAAGTGGGATTTTTTATTTGAGTTAACTATTGATAAATCATTTTAAAATATTTATACTATACAAGAAGTAGTGATACTTTTTAATAAACCAAATAATTATTATAAAACACTTTATATTATGGGATGTGGATGTAAAAAAAAGAAAACACAACAGACAACCAGTCAGACAACTAAAATTATTCAACAGGAACCGAACAGTCCTGTAATAGTAAAGGTAGAAGAGGCAAAGAAAAATTCGTAGTCCACGTACGTGGATTTATGAATCTAATTAATACCACAGTATTATTCTGCAGTGGTATTTTTTTGATATAAACTATATATATAGAAATATATACAAGTATGAGTAAAGCAAAGACAAAGTTAACTACTGTTAACGTTATAGAAAACACTTACAAACAATTCAGAATCAAGACGATAGAGACTGATGGACTTAACTTTCAAAAATTGGTAAATCGTTCTTTAGATTTATATAACACCAATGAAGAATTTAGAGGTCTAATTGATAGTCATAATGTTTTAGCCGTTAGTGGTTCAAGATTTTAATTTATGAGTAAGAAAAAGATTTTACTTTTATCTGACGACATGAGAATGACTTCAGGTGTGGCGACCATGTCAAAAGAGATGGTTATCGGTACAGTCGATAAATTTGATTGGGTTCAATTAGGTGCGGCAATAAAACACCCTGAATTCGGTAAGATTGTAGATCTTAATAATGATGTTAGAAATAAAACTGGTGTCAAAGATGCAAATGTAAAAATATACCCATCTAATGGTTATGGTAATATCGAAAGGTTAAGAGAATTAATCTCTATAGAGAAACCTGACGCAATATTACATTTTACTGACCCACATTACTGGCAATGGTTGTACGATAACGAACATGAAATAAGACAACAAGTACCAATTTTCTTTTATCATATATGGGACGATTTACCAGATCCTTATTACAATAGAGATTACTATGAATCTTGTGATTGGTTGGGGTGTATCTCCAAACAAACCTATGGAATTGTTAATAGAGTTGGTATGTCTAAAAGGGAAAGTACTCACAACCCATTGAAAAAGTGGCAGGTAAGTTACGTACCTCACGGTATAAATCCAGACACATTCAAACCCGTAGAGGTTGATGATGAGATGAAAAAATTTATTCATGGTGACAAAGACTATGATTTCATATTATTCTTTAATAACAGAAACATCAAACGTAAACAACCATCTGATGTAATTTATTCATACAAAACATTTTGTGATACTCTTTCAGAAGAGGATGCGAGTAAGTGTTTACTCCTGATGCATACAAGGTCAATAGATAAAAACGGTACTGACTTGGTTGCTGTCGTCAATGAATTATGTCCTAAGTATGATGTTAAATTCACCAACGATAAATTCGATCAGGATAAATTAAATAGAATATACAACACAGTAGATTGTACAATAAACATTGCTAACAATGAAGGTTTTGGTCTAACCACCGCAGAGTCTGTAATGTCGGGTACCCCAATAATAGTAAACGTCACTGGTGGATTACAAGATCAATGTGGTTTTAAATTAGATGGTAAACCACTAACTGCAGGTGATTACATTGATATAGGTACACTTCATGATCCTAAAAAATGGGAAGATAAAGTTACTCACGGTGAGTGGGTTAGTCCTGTGTGGCCCGCATCTACAACTCTTAACGGGTCAATTAATACACCTTACATATTTGATGATAGGATAAATCATTATGATGTTGTTTCATCAATACAGAAGATGTACGATTTAGGTAGAGAGGAAAGAAAAAGAAGAGGTCTTGTAGGTAGAAAATACATGATAAAGAACTTTTCAACTAAAACTATGTGTGAATCATTAATTAAAGGTATGGAGAACGCCTTAACTAAATTCACACCTAAGAAAAATTTTGAATTATTTAAAATAACATAACTATGAACACTAAATTAATCGATATGCTAAGAACTAACGCCTTGGCAGAAAAATCAAAAGCGTTATTAACTTTAGATCTTTTAGGTAACAAAGGATCAGGTATTGGGGATCACTCAACAGGTGACTTCTATAAAAACGCAGAGGAGGCGTTATCAATGTTGGTTGATGCTGATGATAAATTATCAACCTTAACGAAATATTTTCCTCAAGAGTTTATAAATAAACAAACCGAAGATTAAATCAACATGATTAAACAGAAACTATTATTTAGAGGACCAGTCAAAACTTTAAGTGGTTACGGTTCACATTCAAGAGATTTATTGAAGTCCTTATATGATATGGATAAATTCGATATCTACATTGATAGTTGTAATTGGGGAAAGACCCCTATGACCGCATTAGAACCTGAAGTTAATCTATTTCATTCTTGGATCGAAGAGAACATAATAGATAGTTTAGATTTTCATCCTGACATATATGTTCAAGTCACCGTACCTAATGAATTTCAAAGAAAAGGTAAGTACAATATTGGTATAACCGCAGGGATAGAGACCACCGCAGCACCTAAGGAGTGGATAGATGGGATAAATAGGATGGATAAAGTTATAACCACATCGACGTTTTCGAGAGATGTGTTATTACAAACAGTTTATAATGAAACAGATAAGGTCACAGGTAAATTAATATCTCAACATAAAGTAAACGTAGATTTAGACGTTCTTCATGAAGGTGTGGACACTTCAATATACTATGAAAAAGAATCCAACTTAAAATTAGAATTAGAAAACGATTTTAATTATTTGTTTGTTGGTCATTGGTTGAAGGGTGATCTCGGTCAAGATAGAAAAGATGTGGGTATGTTAATTAAATGTTTTTGTGAATCATTCAATGATGTGGAAGACGCACCAGGATTGATTTTAAAGACGTCTAGTGCTAACTTCTCTATTAAACAAAGGGAAGTTATGAGAAAAAAAATACAAAGAATTACATCAACCTACAGTAACCCACCTAACGTATATCTATTATTTGGTCAACTAACTGATGATGAGATGAATGATTTGTATAATCACCCCAAAGTAAAATCTATGGTAACACTAACAAAGGGTGAGGGTTTTGGTAGACCCCTATTAGAATTTTCCATGACGGGTAAACCAATTATTGCATCTAACTGGTCAGGACATAAGGATTTCTTACCGATGGATAAGGCAATAATGTTAGGAGGTAAATTAACTAAAGTACATGAGAGTGCTGCCGATGATTTTATACTTAAAGAGTCAAAATGGTTTACGTGTAATTACAATGAGGTTGTTGAGGTCTTTAAAATAGTAGAAGAGAAGTACGATGAATTTTTAGATAAATCTAAAATACTCAGAGATGAAAATAATGAAAACTTCTCATTAGAGTCCACAACAATTAGATTTGAAGAAATTTTAAAAACAGTAATAATAAACGAGGTTAAACCAAAGAAAACTAAATTGGTTTTACCTGAATTAAAAAAAATAGATTAATAGTATGAAAATTTTAGTAACAGGAGGGAACGGGTTTATTGGTTCCAATTTAATCAGTAGATTAATGGATGAGGGTCACGAAGTGTCCTCAATTGATGACCTATCTACGGGATTAAAAGAATACGAAATAGATGGGTGTGATTACCATTACAATGACATCGAACAAATCAATTCGATAGGTGGTAATTTTGATATATGTTATCATTTAGCTGCGTTGTCAAGAATACAACCCTCGTTTGATGACCCTACTGAAACATTTAGAGTTAATGCTGGTGGTTGTCAGTATGTTGCTGATTGGGCTAAGGAAAACAATATTAAAGTGGTTTATGCGGGTTCCTCCTCAAGATGGTGCAACCCTCAAACATCTCCGTACGCAACTTATAAGAGAACAGGTGAAGATATATTCAAAATGTACAGAACCGCTTATGGTTGTGACTTCGAGATCTGTAGATTTTATAACGTGTATGGTCCTAACGAATTGGTGGATGGTACATGGGCTGCAGTGATAGGTATATGGAGACACCAAGTATCAAAAGGGGAACCTATTACGATAGTTGGTGATGGGGAACAAAGAAGAGATTTCACTCATGTTATTGACATCGTTGACGCACTTTATAAAGTGGGTACAGGAAATGAAAAACATGAAGATGCATGGGAATTAGGAACAGGTATGAATTACTCAATAAATCAAGTTTACAATATGTTTACTGAAAGGTTTGGTGATCACCCAAAAATTAATATACCTGATCAACCAGGTAATTATAGATCCACTAAAAGAGAGAATGACGATACTTTAAATAAATTAGGTTGGTCACCTAAAGATAGATTGGAAGACTATATAAAAACCTTATAGATGAAAATTAGTTATGCTATAACTGTCTGTAATGAATTCGAGGAAATAAAACGATTGGTTGAATTTCTACTTAGAATTAAAAGACCTAAAGATGAGATAGTCATTTTGTACGATCATAAAAATGGTTCTGAGGAGATTGCTGAATGGTTAATTAAACATAATAAGTTACCTAACTTCCAAATGTGGAGAGGTTTCTTTGAAGGTCATTTTGGTGAGTGGAAGAATGAACTTTCAGATTACTGTAACGGTGATTATATTTTTCAAATCGATGCAGATGAAATGCCTCATACAAATTTAATTAATTACCTACCAACGATACTTGAGGCCAACCCTAAAAACGAAGTATTCTTAATTTCAAGAGTAAACACTGTTGAGGGTTTGACGGAAGAGCACATTAAGAAGTGGGGATGGAATGTAAACTCAAAAGGATGGGTTAATTTTCCTGACACACAAACAAGAATATGGAAAAGAGAGGGTAGGATAAGATGGTATGGTAAGGTACATGAAAGGTTAGTAAACTATAACACGTACACCAACTTACCTGAGGACGAAACATTTTCACTAATACATCATAAAGATATTAAGAAACAAGAAAAACAAAATAACTATTATGATGAACTACAAAGGTGATTTAATAGTAAGTAGATATAGAGAAGACATATCTTGGTTATCAGAGTTTTCTGATTATAGAATTTTCTTATATAATAAAGGGGAACCTATCGAAGGTTCAATTAATTTACCTAACGTTGGTCGAGAAGGTAACACCTATCTAACCCACATAATAAAAAATTATGATAATTTAGGTGAGTGGGTATTCTTTACTCAAGGACACCCATTTGATCACGTTAGAAATTACAAAGAGGTTTTAAAAGAGTTTCCAAATATTACCAAATCAGTGGTTTTTGAAAAACCTAATGAGTTACTATTTTTTAGTGATGGACCCTTTAAAAGAGTTTTACATTCGAGACCAAACGGGACTCCCCATCACGGAGGTATGGACATAAATGGTGTTTGGGTAGAACTATTTGAAAATCCACCTCTTGAACTATATCCATTTACCGCCGGTGCAATATTTGCGGTTAGTAGAGACACTATCAGAATGAGAAGTGTGGAGTTTTATAAAAGGGCTAATGAATTATGTGTCAATAAAGTATTAGGTCCGTGGATCTTCGAACGACTATTCATTTCAATATTCGATAACACCAATAAGTAATGGATATCTCTTTAGTACTTGCCGTTTTTAATAACTTAGATTATACTAAGAATACACATAAAAGGATTAGGGATATATACCCTGATGCCCCTATGGTTATTAGTAGTGGTGGGTCTACGGATGGTACATTAGATTGGTTACAGTCTTTGGATGATGATAACCTTTCCTACATACATGATGACGATCAATTAACTTTCTCAGACAATTATAATTCGGCGATCAAGTTAGTTGATACTGATAAATTGGTTTTGATTCATAATGATATGGTGATCGGTAAGAATTTTTTAGAGAATTTATCAGAACTAATTGATGAAAAGTCTCTCATCACATATACCACTATTGAACCCCCTATTTTTAAGGGACATAAGAGACCTGGTAAAGTTATATTAGAATTGGGTAGAGGGTTTAATGATTTTAATTACCACTTGTTTGATCAATACGTTGACAAAGTTAAGGAAAGAAAGGAATTAGTTAATGGGGCCACATTTTTTATGTCGGGTTATAAGAAAACATTTATTGATGTTGGTTTATTCGATGGTTTTACTTTTGACCCTTTTTTCTGTGAAGATGATGATTTCATTATTAGAGCCAAATTAAAGGGTTACCTACTTAAAACAACTGAATGTGCCGTAGTATATCATTTTGTTTCTAAAACCAGTAGAGTATTAAGGTCCGAAGAAAGTAAATTAAGTGAACACAGAAACATACGTAACTTTATACGTAAATGGGGGATTACCATACCCACTTTTAATGAACTGTATTATTGGGAGGACGAAATTTTTAATTACCCCACTTTTAATATGGGTATTAAATTGAGGAGTGATAGACACCTATATAAGTTGGAACCTTATTTTGATAAATTGTATTTAGGGGGTACCACACCCACTGAATATATTGCAAACGAACAACCTAATACCAACTACGATTTAAGATCTAAATTTCTATTAACTGATATGGTGGATGTTACGATAATCGAGACCGAACCAATGAACGAAGAAGATCTTCATGTAATAAACAAAATCCGATTATCAATTCCACACTACGATGTAGGGGAATATCAAATCGGAAATTTGAAAATTGTGATTAAAAGAAAAGTTTAATTTATCCTACCAAATTAAATAGGATGTTATATTGGTCTTTGGTTTTACCCGCATCTTTAAGATCTTCTTTAGTGATTACAGGATGATCCAACTCTATCTCCTTAGATAGTAACTTATTATATTCATTCAAGAATTCTACATACTTAGGATTTTTAACCGTTTCTGTTTTCTTTCCCTTTTTTTGTTCTACTGTAGGAGTAATTTGTATACCACCCTCTTCAGTTTTTTCACCAAATTTTTCAATTAGTTCGTTTCTTAATTCATCAACCTTAGTTCTTTCTTCTTTTAATTTATCAGACAATTCTCTGAGTTCGTATTTTAAAAGAATTGATAATGGTTGTGATGCAAAACCTTCATAGATAACTTCACCATTTTGAGGATTGGTATATCCGTTTATTTCTGCATCTAATTGTAAGATTTGATCGATTGTTAACTTTGTTGACATAATGTTATTTTTTTAGAAATATAGTTTATTTTAATTTAAAAGTCAAGTCTAAAACACTGTAGACTATCATAATTATTGTCCATACCGAAATGGATGAGATATATTTTTTTATGGGAGTACCAAAATATTGTTGTCCTATGTAAACACACTTATGTGTTGGAGATAATAAATAACCTGAGTAACACATTGTAAATAAGAAAAGAAAATATTCAATACCCACTATTGAGCTGACTATTGAAACTATTCCCGCGTATTTACCTGATGACCCCAATAAGAACGAACTCAAGAAACATAAACCTCCAACCAAAAAAATATTATAAGTTGTGGTAACCCCCTCTAAATATGTTTTTATTTGTTCATTGTATTGAGATATGAAATTAGAAAATACAATCACAACCCCTACACTAATTACCAATTTCCAATTGACGTGTTTAAGTAATTTACCCCACGAGTTAGAGTAACTGACTAAGTACAGAGTAAAACCACAAAATAAAGGTAAATAACGATCCGTAAGACCCGATAATACCAATGTTAGTATGAACGGTAAGAATATAAGATAAACGTTCTTATAATTGATCTTATGGATTTTTGGTATTTCTATATTACCGTCTTCAAATTTATATATAAAACCACATATAACTAATAAAGATATAATTAAAAGTGGATACAATATATTGATTAGTTCTCCATAAGTTACACCTAATATCGCCATAGGTATGATTACCGTTTTCTCTAAAGGTGACCATATGTAATAGTGGTGTGTTGATAGGTAATCTATGATACCATAATTCTCCCTACCCCTCTTATCTTTTGGGGCAATTGTATCGAGTATTCCCGCAGAAACCGCAACCCTACCAGGTATCGGTAAAACCCCACCAAATAGTGAAATTAGAAATAAAACTATTTTCTTTGATTTCACTGTCTTTAGTAAAAGACTAAATACGTCAGTAAGGTATCCCTTTTCTTTTAGGATTCCCGTTATGACCATAATGAATCCTAAGTAAAGTAGGAAGTCTTGGTTTTTAATTAGAATCTCCATCCAAAAATAATGGTATTTCTAAACTTCTTCGCATCTTCATTAAGACCTGGCAGTAATTCAAAGTTTACATATGCATTACCGTTAAATCTATATTGTAGTGCGGGTCCAACATACCATTCATTTGAACCATCTACATCGTTATGTCTAAACATGTTAGACAGACCTATCGTTAAATCATCATTTATTACCTGACCATAAGATGCGGTATAAGCGTACTCTCTTTTTTGGTCTTCTCGTGTTGGTGCAGTATACGCCTCATAAATTAAGTTTACGCCCCATATTCCTCTTTTACCAATACGATCACCTAAAAGTAGTTTTGGTTCTATACCTTGGTATTTACCATCCAATAATTTGTGTTCAAAGTACAAAGTTGGATTACCCCATATCTTACCCCATTCGGCAAGTGCGTATCTTATCTCCCACGAAAACCCTCTGAAACCGTATGAAGATTCATACCCATCAGATTTATAAACTGTGTGAATATATAGATCCAACTCTAATCTATTAGCTAGACCAAATGCAATCTCATCTCTCATTCTAACTTCTGTTGGGTCACCACCTCTTGGTGTTCTCATATCGAACCATTTTTCATACATCACAGTACCCTTAGGGACCATAATATAAGTTCTGGTTGATGGAAATTTTCTTACTAATGTCCAAGCGGGTTGGTTATTCTCACCCACTAATTCGAATTGACTATACTTTTTGGCTGTAACTACAACCTCGTTTAATTTTTTAACTTGTGTACTGTCTTGTTGACCATTACTAAGTGCTCGTCCCGAGTATTGTGCCGATAATTGATGTGTTCCTAACACTAACAATATTGATAATATTAATTTTTGCATGTATATGTTTTTATTTAGATAAAATATAAATAAAATTTAGACAATAGTCAACTACCTTTCAAATAAAAAAATACCCAATCCATTCCAAAAATCTGACATATCCTCACCACTTGTATAAATTTCTCTTTGATGGGTCACAAATAGTTTTTCCTCGTGTATCACTCGATCTAACGCACCACTGTTCCAATTCCAATCATCCATTATGAGTATTGTTTTGTCTGAGAATTGGGGGATTAATTTTTTAAGTGTAACATACTGATCATGGAATTTAGTATCCCCGTCATAAAATATAATATCTAACTTAGGTAGTTGGGTGTAATCAAATGTGGTATAGTCTGTTTTATAAACGTCAATCTGTTCAGTTTTTCCAAACCTCTTAACATTATTTAAAAAATCTTCTTGTGGTGGGGTGTCAATACCTTGTTTTAAATATGTTGCTAATTTCTGACTCACACCCATCGGCATAAGGTTGGGTGATGCAAAATTATCAATACCTATACTGTGAAGATTATCATTATTGTAGATTGATGAACAAAAAGTTGCTCCTCTGAAGACACCTATCTCCAAATAAGTCCCACCTATTGAACATAGGTTATTTAAGAAACATCTAACTTTGTTACTAGTGATACCGTGAATGTTGAGTACGTCTTGGTTAAGTTTAGAAACCTCTCTATTCCCCCACTCAATGGATTCATCAATGTGTTTAATTAGATCCATTTAATTTCTTTTTTTTGTGTTCAGAGACAATATCACAATAATTACAATCCCAACATTGAAATTTACATTTCTTGATCTTATTTCTCCAACCCCTTAACTCTTCATGAGGGACACCATCTAAATATATTTCTGAGGATTTTGATAAGATGTCCTTACCTTGTGAATAAGATTCCACTATTTCCATAGTTTCATTTAATCTATCAAAACTATCCCTACCATGCATTTTATAGACATCGATATGATTTAGGTATTCATCAAATTCTTTTTTAAATGGTGGTATGGTTGCAGTTTTAAAGAAGAACGCACCGATTTCGTTTTCCCATTTATGTTCACATGTGACTTTTGATATCTCATGGTGAAAATACGGTAATTCGTTAGGTTTTCTTAAGTTATTATATGAGTAGTGTTCATCCATAACGGGACATCTACCTAAACAACCTTCATTTGTTAATAACGCAATCTCAACGTATCTACCATGTTTTTGTTGAAACATGAGTTGTGCTCTTCTAATGTTCTTTAGTTCCTCCATATCCCTCATCAATATTCTATCAACATTAATGTAGTCAAACCCTTGTTCGGCGGAGTACCAAAAATCTTGTGCGGTATTAACCTTCCTGAGTATGGTATTTTTAATATGCATCTCAGGAAAATGGTCCTTTAAACCCATAGCCACCCAATGACCGTGAGGTATCGTCATGGACCTTAAACCTTTATCATAAAGTGGTTTTAAGTTTTCAATAAATAATTTATAATTTTCATATTTGGGAGACACGTTAAAATTATTGAATGTAGCACTAATTTTTATACCTAAAGTCTCCTGTATCATCAACGCATTATCAAAAACTGAATATCTATCGTCTTCATTTATAACAGACCCCATAGCATCCTGAGTAAAAGGGGGTATTCTACAGGTAAAGTATATATCATATATCCAATCCTTATTCTTTTGTAGAAATGGATAGAATACATGTGTGAACGCCTGTTCACTTAACATAGGATTTAATGGTATTGAGAATATTTTACTCATTTTCTAAACAACCTCCACAAATACCATTACATTCTGTTTTATAAAAAACACAATCTAAACAATCTTGTGGTATACTATAATCTTTATGGTTTTCTCGATATAAATCATCGAACTTATCCCTCAATGATAATATATTGTTTTCTCCCGATATTTTCAATACATTATCTATCTTAACTTTATCTTGTAATGGGTAACAGTGTATTGAGGATCCATCAGGGAATATATCTAAAGGCATGAAACCACAAATTTTATCGTAACCTGGTATTTTGAAAGTCGCGAACCCTAAAGAGTTCTCCATAATTGATTGTTTGTTTCCCCCCTCCCACAAACACGGTGGTACTTGACAATCAGAGGTCACTTGAATATTATTGTAAAGTCCAAACTTTAATATCTTAGTAACTTCTTTACCCATTTCTTTATTGTTAATTAGGTAAGTACCTGTTAAATCTAAACCTAACCTTATTGCATTTAATTTACCATCCAAAGCATGATATAACCACTTAATGTATTCAAACATTTTTCTTTCCTTCCAATCGGACGAAAGTGTTATTGCAATAAATAATCTTGAATTGTCCTCAAATCCCCATGTGTTTGCATAGGTTGAGTAAAGTGATAAGTAGTTTTTCTTAAATAGATTTAACCTATTTTTTTCATCCAACTCAGCACCATTAGGTAATATCCACCTAATATGTTTTATGTTGTTTGTTATATAATCTAAGGTTCTTTTACCAAATAGTAAATTACTGACAAGATTAACCTTATAACCTCTTGAGATTATATAATCCATCAGACCCATAAAATTTGAATGTTGTGTGGGTTCCCCTCCAAGTATTGTAACCTCCTCTCTAGATCCTTCAATATCAAAATGATCAAGTAGTTCACCTACTTTTTCTATTGACATCTCACCAAGAGTATGTTTTAGTCTCGCATCTTCTTTTGTGAAACAGAAAGAACAACCTTTAGCACATGTACCATTTATTGCTAAATTCATTTAGTTTTTTTTAGAAATCCATCTTCAGTGTCAATGGGGTGCTCTCAATTCCTTCCTCTTCTCTTTGTTGTTTACTTAAGGAGATACCAAACTTCTCGTGTTTGAGTCTGTGACAATCCGCCAAAGTGACACAATCTTTTACTCTTTGTTCTAATAATTGTTGTTCAAGTAATAAAGTTGCTAATTTTGTATTATAAGATGTTACGTTAGATATTATTTTATCAACCAAAACTTGTTTATCAATACCTCTACCAGATGAAAGTATGTCAATAACGGGTGTTGAATACGAATTATCTAATTGATATGCAAACGCCTCTCTTTTTTGTTCTTCCCAAGTATCCTTTTCTAAGTTAGATGCATCAACCATTAAATCTTTATGTCTCGTATAAAATCTATCTGAAATAACTTTTAATAAAACCACTTTATTAAAAACAACACCTAAATCCCTATCTTCCTGAGTAAGTGTATACTTAACTTTTTCTTCATCAGTTTCTGAAGATTCGGCTAAGACCGGAACCTCATCCATCAGCGATGAATTAGTTCTAATACTAATATAATCTTTGTATATGTCAGCGAAAATGAAACCCTTACCTTCTTCTTCAGTAATTACCGATGCATTTAGTTTATCTAACTCCAACCTCATATCGTCATAGATGTCATCAATACGCCCATAATAGTAATTCATGTAGGACCCAACAACTCGTATGTATCCAGGTATGTTTCCGGTTATTTTAAAAATAATATGTCTCATTATAAAAGTTTTTCAGTATCAGGTTTATCTGCCTCCCCCAACTTTAATTGTTTTCTCAATGACTCTTCTATTGAGAAACTATTTGTAGTTGCGTTTGCCATTAATTGATTAATGTTCTTATCTATAAATACTGTGTAAGAAGAAGCGAGAGATAAAACTTGTTTTTGTTGTTCTGCGGACATCATTAAAATAGAATCCAAGTTACCTGTACCGATCCTACCATATGAAATCATATCTAACATTGCTTGTTTTGCCATCCTAACAGTCCAATACTCATGTTCAAATTTATCTTCTAATTCTTTATTACCGATTACATCAATTAAATCACTACCATCAGGTAGTTTAGCATCGTCAGTATCTAAGAAATCTTTTATTAAATCAATAAAACCTTGTCTCTCTATGTAAGCATCTTTAAGATTTCTTTTAAATTTTCTAAGATCTATTTTCATATCTGAAATTGTGAGATCTACCAACTGTTTTCTTTTAGGGTCTGTTAAAAATTCTTTACTCTCCTCTTGGATTTGTATTTCCAAATCCTGTTTTTTAACGGTATATTCTAAATGTTCTACGGCGTCTTCTCTACCTCTAAGTTCAAGTAACCATTGTTTTAGTTTCGCATAAGGTGTTATTTGTGCACCCCCAACAAAATTTTCTGCCTTGTACCTTGGTAGTGCGAATGAAACTTGTTCCGCAACTTCAATTAACTTAGTATCTAAACCATCTTTTAGGTTGTTGGTTTTTTCATATTTATACTCTTCTTTCATATAATAAAAATTTTACTATAATATAAGTATAAAAAACAATTAAATAAAGTGTTTATTACTATTCTCTCCAACCACAATGACCTGATGAAGTACCAGCGTTTACTGCCGGTGGAAGACCCGCGGGATTTAAAACTCCCGTATCTGTTTGATAGTACATTTTCCAACTATCGTTATTCTGTAAAGAACTACCGTAACAACCTAACATGTATTGCCAATCTTGGCCCATAGCGAAATTCTCTTCCCCACAATTCGATCTTAATTTTGCAACATTACCAATATTCGTATCTGTAGATGTATCCCATCTTCTCAAATTGTAACCACCTTGGTAAGATCCCTCATTACCGGCATAACCCTTACCAACTTTAGATGGAATACCTTTTTGTTGTCCGTGTGCTGACCATGAACTTGATGAACTTGATATAGTCTCCGTAGAGAATTCCATTTTTATACTACTTGTACTCCATCCATATCCATGGGTTTCATTACAAAAAGAACTCGCTCCACCACTACTACTTATCGAGGTTACCCCATAGTTTGTTATTGTCGTTTCATTAGTTAAATTAAATTTATCTACCTCTGTTCTGTTACCCGCAAAAATCCAAGCAAACTCATGTTCTTTCCACATGGTTCCACAATCGGACCTACTATATTGTAAGTCATGGTTAGATTGGTGGGCGTAGTTAGTGTCGGTAAACATGTTGACCGCAGAAGTTGTGTTACTATGTAGAGACGTTGGTCCTTTATGTGCACTATCCGTATTTACAGACCACATAAAAAATATTCTAAGATTACACGCTCCTGATGTGTAGTTTGCGGGATAGTCCAATAACTCACCAATGTGGGTTGTTTGATCAGTTGCGTTGGTTGCCTTATGTACGTTCTTCCAAGGTGATGAGGATTTATATCCACCGGCGATGTAAGAATAATTAATTATTTGTCTGTACTTAAAATTAGTTCCTTCGTTTTGTTGTGCTGAAATTCTTTCCCAACCCTCATCCACATTAGACACACCCGTATAAACCATTAAATAACTTGTGTGTTCTGATGATTCTTCCAAGAATAAAGAACCAGATAATGGGTTCGATGGTCTCTGTGACTTAACACCTTTCGGTGGTCTTGCAGTAACTCTGTCCACTTTAAGTGAACCACTAACGGACATATTTTCGTATATCATATTCTTAAAATTTTATTCTCTCCAACCACAATGACCTGATGAAGTACCAGCGTTTACTGCGGGATTTAACCCACTTACACTTGTTGTACCCGTATCAGTTGCGTATGTAAATTTCCATGAATTATTGTTTTGGAGACCATTATAATTACCTAACATGTATTGCCAATCTTGACCCATAGTAAAATTCTCTTCACCACAGTTACCATCGGGTTTGACAACATTACCTATATTGGTGTCTGTTTGATTACTCCATCTCCTTAAGTTATAACCACCACTATATGAACCTTCATTACCGGCATAACCTTTACCAACTTTAGATGAGATACCTTTTTGTTGTGAATGGTTTGACCAATGAGGGGATGTTGCAAAAGTTTCCGTTGAAAAGTTTAATTTGACACCTCCACTTGAAGTCCAACCATAACCATATAGTTCATCCGAAAATGCCGAACCACCATCACTACCGTTTATTGTTGATAGTGTATATGCCGTATGTAAGGATTCTGTGGTTAAATTAAATAACTCAACAGTGGCACTACCCCCACTAAAAAGATATGCCATTTCTGTTTCCTTATGCATCGTACCTAAATCACTTCTTGCTATATTAGTATCCATCTCAGCGGTGTGTGTATAATTAGTATCGGTTACCATATTAATCGCAGATGTATATGTACCATGTACATTACTCGCACTCTTCCATGCACCATCATTATTAACAGACCATACGTAGAAAATAGTTCTACTACACGCACCTGAAGTATATGATGCAGGATAATCTAACAATTCACCCAAGTGTGATGTTTGATCTGTAGAGTTTACCGTCTTATGTACATTCTTCCAAGGTGATGAGGATTTATACCCTCCCGCCAAATAAGAGTAGTTAATAATTTGATTGAACCTAAAACTGGTTTTACCAAAATTACTTTGATTCGCAATTCTCTCCCAACCAGAATCATTTCCATTACCCGTGTAAACCATTAGAAAACTATTGTCGAAACTACCCGATGTCGTCATTTCTAAGAACATAGATCCTTTTTCAGGTGAGGAAGGTCTATCCGCCTTTGCACCTGAGGGTGGTCTTGTTATTCCCTGACCTCTTAACGACCCACTAATTTCTAAATTTTCAAATATCATATCTATAAATAGTTAATTTCTCCAACCACAATGTCCTGATGATGCACCTGCGTTAACACCTGGTGCTAACCCTGCAGGATTTACCGTACCCGTATCTGTCGTATATGAGAATTTCCAACTTGTATTTGTTTGACCTGTACCATCGTATGTTGCTAACATGTATTGATGGTCTTGTCCTAATGTGAAGTTTTCTTCACCACAATTTTGGTGGGGTTTAGGTACATTACCTATATTGGTTTCAGTAAAGACATCCCATCTTCTCAAATTATAACCCCCATTATATGTACCTTCATTTCCACAATACCCTTTACCAACCTTAGAACTAATCCCTTTCTGTTGTCCACTAGACGCCCATGAGGATGCCCTTGTCTCGAACACATCAGTAGCAAAGTGACATTTGTTTCCACTTTCAGAACCGTAACCGTAACCATAATTTTCATCAGAGAATCCTGATGAACCTAAAGTACTTGTAATAGATGAAGTTGTTGTTACATATGGTGAACCACCAGGATAATAAGTGGTATACATTGTCTCATTTGTTAAATTGAATTTCTCAACTGTTGCTACAGATCCACCAAAAACATACGCAAACTCCGTTTCTTTAAATAGGGTACCACAATCATCTCTCGCATTTAATAAATCCCATTTAGATTGGTGGGTGTATGTTGTTTCATTCACCATATCAATACCTGATGTATGTGTTGAGTGTATGTTAGTTGCGCCTTTATGAGCACCATCCGTATTTGTTGACCAAAGAAATAATTTAGTTTTACTACACGCCCCTGAGGTATAGTTTGCAGGGTAATCTAATAACTCACCTAAGTGAGATGTTTGGTCGGTTGCGTTAATTGTTTTATGTACATTCTTCCAAGGTGAACCTGACTTATATCCACCTGCCAAATATGAATAGTTTATTATTTGTCTGTATTTGAATCCTGTTCTGTCAGTATCTTGCGAACCCACTGGTTCCCAACCATCATCATAATTAGATGAACCAGTGTATGTAACAACGAAACTACCACTTGTAGATTCTTCTAAGTACATAGAACCTATCTCAGGTGAAGTAGGTCTTTCCCCTCTACTACCTCTTGGTATGATAAATTGTCCACTCACGTCAAGTGAACCACTAACTATTACGTTTTCTCTAATCATTTAACTCTTTTTTATCCTGTTACGACTACTCTTCCTGATCTATTTGTTTCAAATTTAACCACAACCACCCCATTTAAAGAATTTATTGCCGAAGGGAAAAATAAATCACCATTACTATCATATACCTGTACAATCACGTTGTCGGTTCCTAAACCATGGGTAAAAGTAACGGTACCCACATTACTGAATGTAGAAACATTAACCGCCGGTATCTTTTTCCAAGATTGCCAAGTATTATTATTTTTACCTCTAACCGCAATTCGTCCACTTCTATAGTCACCCGCAATTTGATGTTGCCATGATGAACTATATATTTGTGAGTAAAGAGCTCCGTCAGTTGCGTTACCTGAGAAGTTTGTCACACCACCTGTGTAGTATGTGATACCCGCACTATTTAAGGAGTCCGCATCAATCCCTCCAGTTGAATTTGTGTTTCTAAATGCAACACCATCAATCATATCCGCCGATCCTGCCGTTGTTGCATAATTTACAGATTGTGAACCAATATTACCTGTAGTAATTAAACCTAATTGACTAATGAAGTCGGCCTTACTATAATATCTAATATAACCATCTCCCGACGCGTAAATTCTACTTATGGTATCTGAAGCACCGTTCGCTCCCGATGTTGTATTAATCCAACCAGCTTGGATATAACCGTTTGCATCTGTACGTACTACTTTATTTGCCTCATTGTTACGTCCCGTATGAAGGTCTAAACCATCAAGTAAATCAGAATCTGCCGCCTTGTCTCCTGTTCCTAAATACCTACCGTCTAAATCGACTGTCTGATTAGTTGCCCCATTCACACTCGCCGTAAGAACACCATTACCAGTATCGAAACTTAATCCATCAACATAGTAATTATCATTTCCACTATCGGTGACTGTTTCTGTAGCCGTAGTTATACCCGTAACGTGTCCGTTACCATCTACTAAAATGTCTTGAACATACGTTCTACCACTATTGTTAGAAGATGTGGCCGCAGTAATATTATCGTGTGCTGTATAAGTTTCAGTAGTTAAATACCTACCATCAATATCGACAGTAAATCCAGCATTACCTGTTCCTGTGCCTGTAATTACACCTGTAGTATCATCAAACGTAGCTCCACTTATGTAATCTATATCATTATCATTTCCACTATCGGTAACTGTCTCTGTTGCTGTTGTAACACCCGTAACGTGTCCGTTACCATCTAATAAGATGTCTTGTATATATGTTCTACCCGAGTTATCTGAAGAATTAGCCGCGGTAATCGTTGGGTGTTGTTGGTATGAAGTATAGTTACCTGCGTGAACCACAATGTTACCATTGATTCTAACCGCACTGTTACCATTAACCACAAAGTTAACACCATCAGTTGCATCGTTATGTGATTTAATCTCAATGACAGAACCTGCCAATCCACCACTATTACTTGTGTGTAATATATGTGCGGTATCTGAGAAATCTGTGGTACCTTCTTTATCATAACCTGTCCAATAGATACCTCTACCTTGGTTGGATGTGGTTACAGGTCCATCAAACTCAATATTACCACTACCATTAATTACTTTATTATTTCCAACATATAAAGAACCAAGTGGGTCGAGTGTTACCGCACCATTCGCATTAACATTTAGGATTGGTACACCTGATGAATCTGAAACCGCGAATAGATCACCCGTCAAATCATCAGTGATTGAGAATAACTGGCCACTTGTACCTTGGATATCAAATATTGTTGATCCTGAAGTAGAAGATGTTAGAGTTAACTTATCAGTAAATTCTGACTGACCATTTGATCCTAAAGTTAATATTCTTGTACTTGATTTAACGAATTGTAAATTACCACCACTGTTTGTTGTTAAGTCGTTTGGTGATTCAACAATTCTAAACCCATTACCACCTAACCATTCAATACCTTCTGTTGGTCCTGGGTCTGCAATTGTAATATGGTTAACATTACTTATCGAACCATTAACCATATCAATACCACTACCGTTCATGTTAATGGCACCACTCATAGTTCCACCAGATTTTAATAGGAAGTCACCTGATGCATATCCTGCCGCTGAGTGGTCTCCCCATCCATATGCGGTATTCCAATTATTAATACTGCTTTGTTGGAAGTGTCCGGTGTGCCATAATTGGTATCCAGTACCCCATGACGCCGAGTCGTATGATTGGTCAGAGACGTAAACATTTGTACTGTACTTGTCGAACACCAATGCGTGTGACCCTTTTACATCACTACCATTATATGCACTAATCCAAAGTACATCATTCCAAGATCCCCCGAATCCAAGGTTAGTGTTTGATAGCATCGCTATCTTCAGTTTTCCTGATCCAAACGTTGCTGAATTTGGTTTTTCTGTACCACCACCTGAGTAGTGTCCACCTAAATAGGAACCAACAGCATTACCACCACTTGTATATGTTTTATTTTCTGAAAGTGATTTTAAACCATACCTACCATCAATATCGACAGTCCATGTACCTCCATGGTGTGTCCCTGTTATAATACCGTTACTCGTATTGAATGATGCACTTGTCGTATACCAGTTAACATCTGTATCAACCGCAAACCCTGAAATATCTACGGTACTTCCGTTTGATTTGGTTAAGGTTAGTATCTGATTACTACTGTTATATGTACCACTCGTTACAGTAACGTCTACTAGGGCCGATGATAAACTTACACTGTAAGTGTTTCCATCATTTCTTGTGAATTCAAGGGTACCTGAACCATTATTAAAAGTGGCACCTGTAGTGTAATAATCAACTTCCGAGTATCCCGCTATTGAATGGTCACCCCATGCATATGCGGTTTTAAAGTTCTGTATGTTTGTTTTACTTAATTCCTCACCGTCAATATAAAGTTTCTTTTGGTAGAGTTTCATCCACTCTTGATAGTTTCCAGTCCCATCTAAACCTACATCGTATGCTCTCCAAACAAATGGTTCACTATAATCATCAGAAGTCCAAAACTCCATTTCACCATCATTATTGGTGTAGTTAAATCTAATACCCGCACCATCATTAGTTCCTGTCGGAACAAACTTTATCATTGGGTTAGTACCTGTCATATTAAGATTACCCGATAACGATCCTCCCGACAATTGTAGATATCTATTGTCTACATCAACCGTATATGTGTCACCATCATTTCTTGTAAATGTGATTATACCATTACCACTATTAAATGTGGCACCTGTTGTATACTCGTCATTTTTCACGTACCCTTCAGTGGAATGGTCACCCCATCCATATGCGGTTTTGAAGTTTTGGATATTAGTTTTGGTGAGGTCTTCCCCATCTAACCTAAGTAAATCCCCTCTAAGTAATGCTGTTTTTCTATCTGACCATCCGTTTACTGTCCAATTACCTGTTTCTGAATTAACCTCAAGACCTTGTTCTGCATTGATATAAACATATTCGTTTGTCTGTCCTGTTGCATATGCGTAGGACTCACCTGCGTTTAATATTAGTTGTTGACCATTACCTCTTATATCACCGGCAATTGTAAGTGCTCCCGTAAATGTGTCTGTTGTATCTAATAGGTATCTACCATCAAGGTCAACAGTTGCACCCGCATTTCCAACACCCGATAATGTTACGACACCTGTACCTGTATTAAATGTTGCTGAATTAACATAATCGATATCATTTGTATCGGTATATCCTGTTAGGTATCCTACAGTGCTGTGATCACCCCATCCATATGCGGTGTCCCAATTACTTATGTTGGTTGATGTGAAATCACCGGCATCCCATATGAGATTACCGTCATTCTTTAAGTTACCGCTTGTGAAGTTTATATCACCTCTAAGGTTCCCAATTGCAACACCACCATTAACGTGTTTAATGAAGAATTGGTCAGGTGTACCTGTTGCAGATGAATTACCTGAACTTAATATTGTACCTGCATCAGGAACGTGTACGTCAAGAGTACCTGTCATGGTGTCTCCACCTAATTTTACAAATCTACCATCAATATCTACAGTGAATCCTGCGTTACCCACACCAGTACCTGTTATTACACCTGTACCTGTATTGAATGTCGCTGAATTAATATAATCGATTGTGTCTGTATTAGTAACAGTTTCTGTTGCGGTAGTGATACCAGTTATATGACCATTACTATCAACTAATATATCTTGAATGTATGTCCTTCCACTATTATTAGAGGAGGAAGCCGCACTTATATTCTCATGTTCGGTATAGGTTTCAGTAAAACCAGTTAGATATCCAACAGTACTGTGATCTCCCCACCCATAAGCGGTATCCCAATTTTGATCTTTTCTTGTACCCGCACCTGTACCTGTCGCCGGTTTGGAGTATATACCTTCTTTGTACATTAACTTACCATCGGCAAGTATTGTCATTGTGGGTTGATTTGTTGATAACACTATAGACGCACCAGAACCATAACTAGAACCGTCACCATGGTAATGTGTTATATATGCTCTTTGTGTACCAGCCCCTGGGTTATCACTAAATTCAATTCCCGTACCTAACCCATTACTTGAGTTTTCTAACTTTAAAGTATATGTGTTATTACTTGAAATAGTACCCCCACTAAGTGGTAAGTATCTTCCATCAATATCAACAGTAACATCGGATGCACCCTTAACTTTATAAGTGATTACACCTGTACCTGTATTGAATGTTGCACCTGTTAGATAGTAGTTTACGTCAGTATCCAACGCAAAACCCGTAACATCTACCGTGTCGCCATCTGATTTTGTCAATGTTAATGTTTGACTTGAACCATCATATGTACCACCCGTTACAGTAACTTCCGATAATGTTGCAGATATATCAACAGTATAAGTGTCACCATCATTTCTTGTGAATGTAATGATACCCGTACCACTATTAAAAGTAGAACCTGTCGTATATTCATCGGTATTGACCACAGTTTCTGATGATGTGGTTATACCTGTAACATGACCATTACCATCTAATAAAATATCTTGTATATATGTTCTACCACTGTTGTTAGAACTACTTGCCGCATTTACATTAGGGTGTTGTGTTAGGTAATTTTCATCTGCATGGTCACCCCATCCATATGCGGTATCCCAATTAGTTATTTGAGTCGATGTGATATTGTAAGCGGCATGAGCCGTAAATATTGGATCGGTTTCTGTGAATGACGTTAAATACCTACCATCAATATCTACAGTATAAGTATCTCCGTCATTTCTTGTGAATGTGATAATACCGTTACCTGTATTGAATGTTGCACCTGTTGTAAATTCGTCTGTATTAGTTACAGTCTCACTTGCAGTTGTTAAACCTGTAACATGACCATTACTATCAAGTAATATGTCTTGTATGTAAGTTCGACCACTATTATTAGATGAAGATGCTGCAGATATATTCGGGTGTTGTGTTAAATAGGTATTACTATCAACACTACCGTCCGCTTTCAAGAATTGAGATGAAGTACCCCCACTTTTAATAAATGAAGATGCAGTAACGTTCCCTGAAAAGACCGAATTCTGAGAAGTGTCGATATTTAATGCGGTTGTGTTGTTTGTTACTAATGCAACGTTGTCACCCCCCGTTGAACCAAGGTAGAATCCGTCTCCCGTAGCGGCTGACGTAAAGTCTTTGGTTGTTATCTTGTAATCGTCACCGTCGGCGTTATTTCTAAATAATATAGAATGGTCGTCATCGTCCGTTGTGTCTTTTAAAACTATTTGTGAGGAACCTCCATGAACTTGTAAATTTGTTGTAATTAAACCACCCGTCATCGTACCTCCACCTAACTCAACGTACCTACCATCAATATCAACAGTAAATCCGGCATTACCCACACCAGTACCTGTTATTACACCTGTACCCGTATTGAATGTTGCGGAACTCACATAGTCAATATCATTTGTGTCTGTATTGACGACAGTTTCAGTGGCCGTAGTTAGTCCTGTTACGTGTCCATTACCGTCTAATAGTATATCTTGGATATATGTTCTTCCACTATTGTTAGAAGACGCTGGTGATGCAATTGGTGGGTGCTGTGTTAAATATGTATTTGAATCTACACTACCATCCGCCTTTAAGAATTGTGATGATGTACCCCCACTTTTAGTGAATGAAGTAGCAATAACTTCTCCTGAAAAAGTAGCGGTATCGTTTTGGTTAAGTATTAATAATGATTTCCAATTCGCACTCGCTCCTAATTTAACATCAAAACTAAAAGTATTCGCACTTGTTGATGAAGTGTCAATAGTTTTTATTCTTTGGTAGTAAGTTCCGTCAGTACCTTGTATACTAAAATTACCCCCCAATTCGAGAGTGGGTCCTGCAGTTATATTACCAACAGTTATGTCGTTTGTTGTAATATTCCCTCTTGTAGTTACACTATCTAAGGTGTCTGTCTCAGAATAACTTGTTAGGAATCTTCCGTCAATGTCTACGGTAAACGTATCCCCATCATTTCTTTTGAATGTAATTACACCGTCACTAGTATTAAAAGTGGCACCTGTCGTATATTCATCATTATAGTCTGTTAGGAAATTTTGATCATCAACCCAATCTCTTGTTGCGATGTGATACCACGTTGATCCCGTTATTGAGTCAGTACCCGCAAAATTTCTAAAGTATAATCCGTCACCATTAACTATTGTTGATCCCCCTAATTGGAAACCATAATTACCGTCTGTTTGAGATACATGTAATATTGTGTTGTGACCACTGATAGGTCCGTTAGACGCGTAATTTCTATATATACCAAATTCTGTATAATCATTAGCGTCACCATTTGTACTATATAATTCACTATGTACTTGTGCCCTTGTGTCTAAAAATCTACCGTCTATATCAACAGTAAATGTGTCACCATCATTTCTTTTAAATGTAATTACACCGTTACCACTATTAAATGTAGCACCTGTTGTGTATTCATTGTTGTAGTCTGTAAGATAACTTCCTGTTTCTGCCTCGATACCATCTAATCTACTATCTAAAGTGGTTAAATCGGTATTATCTAATAATCTTTCTTCAGATCCTTTTTGACCACCCTTCCAATAGTTGTTTTGTCCGTCCCATAATAATGAACCCGATAATAAATCAGGAGAAGTGTTGTCTCTAACCTCTATACCCGCATTTTGTGCCCCACTACCATTTAAAGATATGATATTATCACCGATCTCAACAGTTGTTGAATCCACTCTTGTTTCTGTTCCCTTAACTAAAAGATCACCTTTGATAGTTACGTTAGAACCTGTAAATTCTAAACCACCTTCTATTGTATCTAACCTACCATCTAAACCTGTAATATTACCATCTAAACTACCAGTCTTAGTTTCTAAAGAACTTAATCTATTATTTTGTGATGTATTGGTCGAATCGTTAGATGATGTGTAGGTATTAAAATCACTTCTAACACTACCACTTTCAGTTTCTAAACTAGTTAATCTAATATCTTGGTTTTGGTTGGTTGTGTTGTTAGATGAGGTATAAGTATTTAAATCATTTCTTAATGTAGTAACATCTGTATCACTCGCATATGTATCATCAATACTCGCAGTGAATGATTCTATTGAATCTAATCTACCGTCTTGATTGGTATTGGTGGTATCTAAACTACCTGTCTTGGTTTCTAATGAATCTAACCTTCCGTCATGAGAACCTGAAGTTGTTTCAAGTGACCCTAATCTATTATTCTGAGTAGTATTCGTAGTTTCTAATGAACCACTTTTGGTTTCTAAACTACCAACTCTGTTGGTTAGGTTAGTTACATCTGTGTCAGTAGCATAAGTATCATCAATACTTGCGGTAAATGACTCTATGGAATCAACCCTACCATCTAAAGTATTTATATCGGTTGTTAAACTCCCAGTTTTAGTCTCTAAAGAATCTACCCTACCACTTAAGTTTTGTTTATCTGTTTCGTTTGAAGACGTGTAGGTATTTAAATCACCCCTTAGATCAGTTATATCGCTATCTAAACTACCTGTTTTGGTTTCTAATGAACCTAATCTATTATTTTGTGATGTATTGGTTGAATCGTTGGATGATGTATAGGTATTTAAATCATTCCTAAGAGTTGTTACATCAGTATCAGTTGCGTAAGTATCATCAATACTACTTGTGAATGATTCTATACTATCTAATCTACCATCGTGTGAACCACTTTTGGTTTCTAAACTACCTAATCTACTATTTTGATTTGTATTCGTAGAATCATTAGATGATGTATAGGTATTTAAATCATTCCTAAGAGTTGTTACATCAGTATCACTCGCATATGTATCATCAATACTCGCAGTGAATGATTCTAAAGAACCAATTCTATTGGTAACTAAATTATAATTTGTAGTATTTGTTATATCAACTTGTTCAGAACCACTAATAACAGTTTCCGTATTTAATTTGGATTTAACTCTAGCATCCGTATAGTAAAGGTTAGTTGATCCTTCTGTAATTGAGTCTGTGTCACCAGCTCCACCGACGAAAACTTTATTACCCATACCATTATGATTGGTACAATAGTATAATAGTGTTTGTGGTGTGTCTTGATTTACAATAATTTGAACGTATGCCCCTGATCTACCTTCAGTACCATTTACAGTTACACCATCTGTGTATTGATTGTTATCTGTCGTTGAGAATCTAAATGGATGTCCTGCATTTGAAGAGTCTGACACATCAAACCTATAAACTAGTCCTTTCGCTAATGAGACAATTTGTTGTTCTACACCATCTATATAATATACACCACCACTTGCAGTTACGGTAACATCAACATATTGTGTTATTGGTGAGGTTGAATTTAAAACAAACTCAGAACCTGAAACAACATTTTCCGTATTTAGTTTTGATTTAATATCGGTATTTAAAGAACCACTTTTGGTTTCTAAACTACCTAATCTACTATTTTGATTTGTATTAGTTGAGTCGTTGGATGAGGTATAACTATTAAAGTCAGACCTTATAGTACCATCCACACTACCCGTAAATGTTTCTAATCCATCTAACCTACCGTCATGTGATCCCGTAATAAACTCTATCTCCCCTAACCTTTCAATTATAGAACCTGACGCTAATTCTAAAGAGTTTAATTTAGATGAGTGTGAACCACTCGTTGTTTCTAATGAACTTAATCTCCCATCATGTGAACCACTAGTTGTTTCTAATGAACTAAGTCTATTATTACTTGCGGTATAATGTGCCGCAAATGCTTGGTCATTCGCAGTATCAACACTATTGATTAATCCTACGATTTCAGCAAACGAATCTTTATCGGCTTCAGAAGAATCTAAAATAGCGTCTACATCTGTTTTTAGTGATGCCACATCAACCCCATCGACAGTACCTGTTAATCCAATACTACCAGTAATAATCAATCCATTACCAAAAACAATTGAGTTTCCGTCTGAAGATATTATTTTATTACCCGCCGTTATTTGTATAGGTGCATCTAATTCTATATTACCCGTTCCTGAAGAACTTAATGTAATATCACCATCAACTGTTTGTAGTGTGATAGTATCAGAACCCGTTTCTAATATTTTTATTGATTCACCACTATCTGTAGTGACTCTTAATTCAGTACCTGTAGTTGAAAGTACTTGTTGTCCATTTATATATAATGACCCTGATGAAAGATATAAATCTCTCCACTCCTTGTCGGGTGCACCTAAATCAATTGTATTTGTGATACTAGGTATAATTGAAACATTAGTTATCAAACTGTCTGAGGATATCGACGCGGTTGCTGTTGTACTTGCAATCCGATCTAAACTTAGACCCGTAACCCCACTTGCGGGAACATTAATTAAACCACTACCATCTCCTCTAAAAGAACCAGTGAACGAACCCGATAATTGGGCTAACTCTTCATCACTGTCGTTAGTGGCCATTAACTTTAAACGACCATTATTTACTTTAAGAACTTTCTTGTTCGATCCGTGACCTAACTCAATTTCAGATGCAATTAATCTTTTTAAAGTATTACCACTATCGTGAAGTTGTACATCACCATCACTATTCTTAGTTATTTTTGTACCACCCAAATCGATAGTACTTCCCGCTAAATATATATCATTCCATCTTTTAGTGTCGCTACCCAAATCATGAGTAAGTGTTCCTTGAGGTAACAACGATCCACTAATTGTTTGATCCCCAATGAATATATTACTTCCAGTAGTAGCTGCGGTATTTTTATAATCATTAAAACTTGATGTGAGTAAGTAGGAGGCGGCGTGTGATGCACTTATTGCATTATCAACACTTCCGTCAATCTGTGCAGTACCATAGATAGTTCCTTGTACTGTTAAATCCCCTTGTATTTCTGCAGATGCGGAAACGGATAGGGATCCTGTAATGTGTGGATCAAATATATTCATCTATAAAAACGTTTTTCTTATTAGATAAATACTTTATAATTCAATAGTAATTTGGTTTTGATGAGATTTATAAGGACTAAATATATTTTTTCTAAATTAATGATGTGGTTCCATGAAATTTAAACCCGGTAAGTCTTGTGTAGAGTCTTTCTCCGTTGGAAGTAGTTGGTAATCCTCTTGAAGGGTAATGTTTTCTAAAATAGTCATGTATTCTCCTTATCTCGTCATCTCCGATCTCCTTTCTTAGTTTGTCAATTATGATAACTTGTATAATATCATACCATTTCATATATGTGGTATGAAAAAAACCATTAAACTCATGATCAAAATAATTTTTAATGTCATCAATATCATTAATAATTAATTCATAGGAGTCATCAGGTTTTTTTTTGGTTTTAGATAGAGGGGATATTATCACGCGGTCGCAACAATCAAATTTAAAATGATCATTATTGTTTACTTTTAGTTTAAATGGAAACTTTACACTATTAATATCAGGTACGTTATTGTGAGCGTCTACGATTGATAAGGGTATATCATCAAATACGAAATTGTTCCCTTTCTTACTTGATTTTTTATATTTTTTATCATGCAATCTTAAATTTGTGTGTAACATTAGTTGTTCTATATAACAAGAACCGTAAACCTCATCGTCTATCCTTTTTTTATTTGAATAATAATGATTTAGGGTTTCCCTACATACTTTACCAAAGGTTTCATGGTTTCTTACGTACGTAATGTTCATGTTTGGTATAGATTCAAAGTGAACTTCATCAAAGACCTTATCACTCATATTTTCCATCAAATCGAAGAACAATTTACTGTAAGTTCTATCGACATGGGGGTAATCCATATCTTTTGACGTTTTTTCTAAAATTATTTTAGGTATCTTATTGTTACTGTCTTTCACTAAGGATCTAAAAGGGTATTTATTTTGATCCATCTCCTTTTCATCCAAATTACAAAACCAATAAATAAAAAGGTTCTTGAGTGTCTCACCCTTACCATCAATAAACATATCCCTGTGACTAAAAATATAGTCACTATCATATCTATCCAATAATATTTTATTAAAGAGTAATGTGTCGGTATCAATATGAAGAAAAGGTTCTTTTATTGATTCATATACCTTTATTTTTGGAATACTCCACGTGTCCGTATCTCCTTTGACGAGTATGTCATGATTTATCTCATCGTAAGGTATGCCAATATCTTTTATTTGTTTACATGAAATTTCATCACCGTAGAAACTTATACTTCCATAATGTTTTTTGGCTAAAATGGCACTTAAATATTGAGTGTATAATAACTCTTTCCATATTAAGTTTTGTTTGTCTATGTATGTGTGAATTACTTTCATACTAATGCTTATAGGTAAATGGGTCTTGTTTTTTTAACCTCTCTATTTTTTCCTTATATCTTAACTCTCTTTTTTTCTTTTCTTTTCGGTCCTTAAACCATCTAATTATTTTTCTAAACATTATTTAAAAATTACGATATTATTTAAGACTAATACATCAATGTCTGTTGAGTCAAAAGTATCTAATGCGTCTTTAGGGGTTAAGACCATTGTCTTATCTTTAATGTTGAATGATGTGTTTAACAGTACAGGGTGTGACGTTAAAAACTCGAATTCCCTTAAAAGATTATGTATGTCATTATCATGATAAACTGTTTGTACTCGTGCGGTACCGTCAACATGGGTTGTGGAGACAAGAACATCCCTATATCGGTCACGAACCTCAACAACTTGATTCATATATCTCAAATCGTCATTCATTATAAAATATTCATGTTGTCTTTCTTTAGTTACCATAGGTGCAAAAGGTCTAAATCCTTCCCTCCTTTTTACCATTTTATTTATTCTATCCTTCATTTTAGGGTTTGTAGGGTCGGCTAAAATTGATCTATTCCCCAATGCTCTTGCACCAAATTCTATTTCATTCCTAAACCAACCGACGACTTTACCCTTTCTTATTTGTTTGGCAACTATTCTATATAAATTTTTATTACTAAGATACATGGTCTTCCTATCACCCAACTGTTTCTTGGATTTTGAATTTACGGTGTACGATGGACCCAAAAACGGGGTATTGGGTATCTCAACATTTGTCCCGTTGTTAATATAATAATTAATTACAGAACCTATAGAGGACCCTGCATCAGATGGTGCTGGTGGTACCCATACCTTCCTAAATCCAGTGTTTCGATATATCTTACCATTCGCCAACCCATTATACGCACATCCACCACCCAAACATAAATTACTAGTCCGATACTTTTTACCAACATAATCCAAAAGATCAAACAACACCTTTTCATAAACATGTTGAACCGCATATGCTAAATCCTTATGTATTTTTTTTATTTTTTCGTCAGGAGTCCTTGGTAACAAACCCAATAATTCAGATAACTCATAGTTGTACATAATTTTATCTGACTTATGCCAATTAAAATATTTTAAATTACATTTTATTTCTCCGTTTTCGAATTTTATTAATTTACTGACCTTCCCAACCAACTTAGTTTTATTCCCATAAGATGTTAATCCCATAACTTTGTATTCACCCTCGTTTGGTCTAAACCCTAAGAATGAGGTCATTGCAGAATAAAACAAACCTAAAGAATGTGGGTAAGATGAAATGGTTTCAACATCTAAAACCCCCCCATCGTATTTGGATATGGTTGTTGTGTCGTATTCTCCTACACCATCAATAGAAACTACTGCGGAGGTTTTATAAGGAGAACTAAATGATGAATAATATAAGTGTGAATGATGATGTTTTGAGAAAAAAATATTATCAGAAATATTAGGTAGTAGTTTTTTTAACTCTCGTCTATTTCTATAAGATTCCCATACTCTTCTAATTGATAATAAGGGTTTGGTTAGTAATTGTTTTTTTGAGTATTCTTTAACTCTTTGACTTTTCAACTCAACATCTTCATAAAAACAAACCACCTCTACATTTTCCTTTGTTAAAGAATACTTTTTTGTAACATAGTTTAGTACTTTCTTAGGAAAACTATAGTCATGTTTTACTCCCGTGAATTTCTCTTCTTCACACGCGAATATTAATTTCCCGTCTTTAAATAAACATAAAGACGAGTCGTGATAATAAGATGAGATCCCGATTGCATACATAATAGTTTGTGTTATTTAATCTTTACACATATATTCATTTTTATTATTTTCTAATAACTCAATACATTTTAACATCCAACCCTCATGTCCTTTCCATGACCAATGGTAATCACCATTACCCATTTCATGATCAATTGATTCATAACGAAACTGAACATCTTTAAGATCCCATAGTAAAAATCTAACACCAAATTGTTCTAATTTTTTTAATATTTTTAACGCTTGTTCATACTGATATTTTTTTAATATTTCACCGTGTTGTACTCTATACTCAACCAAAACCGTTTTCAATGAATTAAATAATTCCACATTATATCTACTATCATCCTCATCAAGTACTAAGGGGGTGTCCTCACTTGTATGGTTAATAAAATCCTGAGGTAAAAAATTCATATATTTACCACTTTTCTTATCGATCAGTTGAAACCTTTCCGACCATGATAAACCGACCACAACAATGTCATTAGGTTGTATGTTTAGTAACTCGTCGATTAATGAATTAATTATCCAATCATTAGATGCCCCACCTATCGATCTATTAATTTCATTCATATTAAAATGGTCCGCAACACCTTTTCTCCATAACACACCATGTGGTTTTAGTTTATAATACTCCCCATTAGGTGGTCGATCTTCAACACACCCATCACCATAAGTGAAACTGTCACCAAAGAACCAAATCTTATTTTTCATATTATCCAATTCGAGTATTTCCGTAATGAATAACCTTAATATCTTTTTCTGTCTTATATGATCTCCACGGATCCACCACTACCGACCCATCAGGGAAATCATAATCATGGTGTTTACCCATATGTCCCAATAAGTAAATTCCTTTAATTGGGGTCTCTAAATCATACTGTACTTTGTATTTACCACCATACGAAGATTCACAGTAATGACCAACAAGAATAGATGAAGAACCATCTAAATACTCTACGTCAGGTTTATATGATTGACCTAATATAATAATCGGTAGGTTACGTTTATTTGATTCAACAACTAACTTAGTTGCAATGTTTTTTGCTTGTACTTCTCTTGCTAACATAATCGCATCAAATAAGTCATACCCTAAATTCAATTCTTGGGCCATGTATCTTAATGCGATATTATCACGAGGATGACATCCTCCACCATCTCCCATTCCTGCTTTCATATATGCGGGTCCTAAAATTCTATATGTGGATCTTTCAAGTGCTCCTGTAATAACATCAGTATTAATGTTACCCGATTTTTCAGCAACGTCTTGAATCATGTTAACCAGTGCGACTTTGGTCGATATAAACGTATTGTAAAATATTTTAATTCCTTCGGCTTCATCCCACGTACCAAGTTCATACCTCGTACCTTCAGTAATAAATGTTTTATAAAAGTCTAATAGTAATTTCGCGTCTCCCGTTTCGGAACCATCTTCTGTTCCGATGATAATCATTTCAGGATTTACCATATCCCATTTTACAGTACCCATTGCAATTAGATATGGATTATATATAAACCTACCATTTGGTATTAAGTCAATAAATTCTCGTCTAATAGTACCAGGTAGGACTGTTGAGATTAAGACAATGAGTTGATCTTTAGAGACATATTTATATTTATTTACCTCCGTTAGAACTTCTTTCACTATGTCGTAATTAAAATCCTTATTTTCTAAATGTGATGTTGGGTATCTTCCATCATAGTCTGGATGGTGTGGTGTTGGAACAGCAATGAAAATTAGTTCTCTACCACCTTCACAAACATCCTTAATTGTTGGGACCATTCTAAAGTTATCTGGTTGTACTTCAGTTATGTCATAACCAACGACGTTATGTTTCTCCGCCATTACTTCGGCCGCGTCTTTTCCGAGTTTACCAACTCCAATAAATCCTACGTTCATATTTTACATGTATTTAATACATATAATGTATAATAAAATGACGTATTAGTAAAGTGTTTTAATGTCTTTAAATTATCGTTTTATGGGTTTTTGTATATTGTTTTTTTGTGTGTGAAGGGTCTATTTCTTTAAATAGATCTTGTAGTGTTTGACCCTTCATTAAGACATTGAAGTTATGTAATAGATTAGGTAACATCTCCTGAGTTATCTTAAAACACTTTTCCATATCCCAAGACGCAATTTCTTTCATTACATCAAAAATTTTATTCATCCTTTTATAGTAGTCAAGTTCTTCATCATAACTCTCATCCCACCATTTAGAAAATGTCTTGTATCCTTGACTTCGTAAAACCTCTAACGACCTGGGGTTACCCACCAATATAAATGGTTGAGCAACAAATATGGGTTTGTATATTTTCTCTGAGAAAAATACCGTCGTTTCATGAGTTAATGATTCAGACACGATATTTACAAATGAATCCGTATGTGCTTTCATATTTAAATTCATTGCCTTATTATTTTCCAAGTCAGGTTCATCGTACCAATAGTGTTCTCTCGCATCGTGATTCCTGTAGTAATTTTTAATGGTGTTTTTCCATTTATCATTATACTCCTTAGGTACACTTTGATCAACCCAATTCAAATACTCATCTGGATTATTTGTACGAAGTCCACCCAAGGATGAAATGAATTTACCCTCAAAAATATCGTGACTTTTTAATAATCCGTAAATTAAAACCCTATGTAGTTTGGGCACCCTATTGAAATTTAAGAAATGGTATTTTTTTCTTTTTGTAAGTGATGATTTGATAAAATCAGATAGTTTCTCCCTTCCACCTATCTCACATTTAGGGTCAGTTATTTGACCTGGCTCATGAAACCATAGATTACAACCAAAATATGTGTAATCTAATATAGTATATGAATCTTTTGTTATGTGACCATTCGTCTCTAAAAACTCTTTACGTTTTTTTGCAATTAAATTAGTTGTAATCATATAGAGATTAGTTTTATCTAAACCATATTTTTTAGATAAATTATCAAACCACACATAATTATGGTCATCTTGACCAAAGAAACCTTCTGTAGGTTGTAAAAAACATATTTTACATTTACCACTTTTCGAGTCCTCGATTATTTTAGGATCTATATCAACCGTACTATACGCATCAAACAATTCGTTATTGTATAAAACAATTGGGTATATATATTTGATATCGGGATTATCCGTTTTTATATCATCTAACGTATAAATTTTGTGTCTAAAAACGTCATGATCTAAAAAAACCTCAAAACTTTGACTCCTCAAGCAGTGAAAGTGATCCATTATCTCTTTACTCTCATCACCAGTTCTTTTATAGGGAAATACAATACCTAACTTATCACTTAATATATTAATAAATTCATAATTACCATCACGATCGTGTTCAGTTAGTAGTGGGTGGGTGTGCCATGGGTGAATATTATATGATGGGAGGTTTGAACTTACAAACTCAGGTCGACCTTGAGTGTCGTACACAAATATTTCATTATAAACTAGATTCATTTTAATTTAGTATTTTATCCTCGATAATATTAATTATTTTATCCAACCGTTTCCATATATCACCAATTTCATCGTAAGATGTGTCACACCAATCTGTTAGGTGAGTGATATCAAGATTCAGGTGTTCTTTTACTTCATGTTTAAGGTTTGTCAGCGACCCCTTACTTGAGAGTAATATGAACTTCTTATCTTGTTGGATACATTTCATTGTTTTTTCTGTTATAAAATGTAAACCTTCTGACACATCACTTTCAACTACTATTACAAAGTCAACGACTTTATAATAATCACCGTTATAATAACGTGTGTGTGAAATCCCATGTGTAAGATTATTGACATCTAAAACCAATTTTTTTGGGAGTTTTGATAACCCGTCTTTAATCTTTATTTTTTGACTTTCAGTAATACCAACCTCGTTGAGGTAATCCGATGTTTTATCATAAAAGAAATTACCCTTATTATTCGTAACTCCATCACCAAAAAAACTAACATGTCCATTACCAATTAAATTGTGGTGAGACAGCAAACCAACCATAGAAGTTCTTGGTGGTTTACTTTTTCCACTTAGAAACAAATAGTCTTTATGTTTAATATCTTTATCTGAATACATAGGTTTGTATTGATCCATATATTTTATAAAAAATGGTAAAAAAACCACGTTACCACCTTTCGTTCTAATTGAATTAATATCGTTTTCAAATTCTAATTCATAGGTGTTTGCATATATGGTAATTAAAGATGAATCCTCAAGATCTAAAACAAAATCAATAGTTAATTTACCAATAATTTCCGTAGATGCATCTATTATCAATTTACGACCATCATTAAGAAAACCCATTAAGTCTCTTTTATATAAATCAACATCAAACCCATATGGTGATACAACAACCGTTTCACAATGTTCGATTGTTTTCGTTTGGTTGGGGAATTTTAAAAAACTTAATTCGGGTTGGTGATCATAACCGTGGATATAAACTAATTCATTTATTACCATAAATTAAATTAATTTTCGTTTAGTTTTTATATTATCCGAATTTTTAGTTTTTATGTTATTCGAACTCAAATGAGGTATAATTACCTCTTCAGCAAATTTTTCATGACCATAGGATGTTGGGTGTACACCTCGATTACCATCCTTGTCAAATGACATTGGCATCCCTAACTCATCATAGTTATTTTGAACCCATTCCATACAACCGTCAATAGGTAGAAATTTATCTAGATTTACCTTAGAGAAAAGAGGTACTATTTCAGGGTGATATTTTAAGTGTCCCCATTTAAATATATCCATATAAGTTGACATAAAATAATCAATACCCAAACTGTCTAAGTACCACTGAATTCTTAATATGTGTTCGATAGTAAAGACCATGGATGATATTTCATTATGAAAGACTTCATAGTATGATTTAACTTCTTTACTTTCCCAATTAATGTTTAATATTCTCCAATTAAACTTACCATCAATAACATCGGTTGGATTTTTTATAGTATTATCATCTTTACTAAAAAATCCCCATGTTTTGACATCTTCTGTGTCTTCAGTATAATACTCATGTCTATTAACTCCCGACCACATTATACCAACTAATATTTCTTCTTTCTTATATGTTTTAAGTAACTCATCTAATCCTGAAATAACCTTACGAGAAATTAGTCCATTACCTTGTGATGCCATTCCTTTGTTCATCACATTTAAATTTAATTTTTGTGCCAAATGTCCCGGCCAATTCCAATCTTCAAATGTGAAACTACACCCACTTGCTAATAATACTTTTTTCCCCTCAACCATTCTTAGAGTTTTTATTATAAATATAAATCTTATAATTTTTTAATGTAGTCAAGTATGTTTATCTCCTCAGGGGATTCAACATAATCTTGTGCACCAGGATTAGCCCACTGAGGTTCTAAAACCCAACCTTCTTCCTTAGCGATGGTGAGTACTTCATTAACATATTTATTATGTTTAGTATCATCACCATTTAATGTTGTCTCCAACTCCTTGATATTTGTGTCAGGTATTAAATCCCACCACTTTTTTAACATAGGGAACGTTTCTAAGAAATTTTTACCTCTACGTTTATCATATTGTTTGTAAAATGATTTAAAATCCCGTTCTCTAGTCTCTATAGATGATGTATGGTCATGACCTTCCTCAGTATTTCTTAGATAGTTGATTAAACGGACCATACCATCACGCTCCCAATCCATAAAATAGTTAGAACCATCAGTGTAATTGTCCTCGATCCATTTTTCGAGTGCATCCGCCCTTTCTAATCTCATTTGCATTGGTAATGTCACAATTGATTGAAATGACGGGAATCTTAGAATGTTAAAAGAACATACAGGTGATGAGGATTTATGTCTTCTTTTAATTTTCATCATTTCATCCATAAACTCAGGTAAACTAAAAAGACATAATGAGTTTATTGTTAACATCATATTAAGTGATTTAATATTTCCCTCATCTAATATTCTATCTACATTTTTTAACCACTTCCTCCAATCTAATCCGTCTCTAATATATTCCGCATGAGTTCCATACGCTTCACAACTTGTATAAATGTGAAATGATTTAACATTGTGACTATACTTAATAAGTGCGTCCATTATTTTATCACTTATACCCAAGTTAGAGTTTATTGCAAAATCAATTTCTGAGTTTTGGTTTGTTTCCCACCACTTCATTAATTTCCAAAAATTACGGGACATTGATGGTTCACCACCTGTTACCCTTAACTCTCGTAATGAGTGTTGTAATTCACCCTCCCACCATTTCCAAAATGCGTCGACATAGGGGTTTTTTAAATTTAATTTTCCATAAGGCATTGCATGGTCACCATTATGTTGAAATGCACCCGCACCATCACTTACCAGATTTTGGTAGGGACCATTCTTATTGATGTCTTTTTGCCATGTTGTGGAAAACGATGAGTTACAATATGAACAAGCAAAGTTACATACAGGATCAAACGAAATTTCTAAAGTCCTTAGATCCACATCTTCACTTGCACCTAACTTTTCCTTGGCATCAACCAATTCTTTATCAGTGTAAATGACTGATTTATGTGTTCTATCAGAAATCATATCTTTCCCCAAATCTTCTATTCTCCAACAGTAATCACATTCTTTTGGACGTACACCCTCCAACATTTGTTTACGTACCGCCTTCTTATATGTGGTATTATGGATTGCTTTATACGATTTTTCAAGATCTGTTAGTGGTATCTTATGTGACGGTGGGTGATGACAACTTGTTGTTGCCCCGTTACCTAACCATATCGTTGCATTATACCATTTAGCCCCACAAAATGAAGGTGAAATTTTGTTAATTACCCGATCTCGATATTCGAGAAATGTTTCACCGGGTTTTCTTGCATCTATACTCATTATTTTATATTATAATTTTAAATTTTATGTAGGAAATTACAATTCCCTGAAATATCTACTGATTTGTTATGTATAAATTCCTCAAACGTATGTTCAGATATTAATTTACCATCTGTTATTAGTTTAAACTTATGAAACTCAAATTCAGTATAATTTGTATTCGTTTTATTCTTAGGGAAGTTACCCGCACCAAAAATTATGTGAGGTGAGTGGTCTAAACCTAATTCCCTTTCACTCAAATCAACATTTAATATTACTTCACCATTTAAAAACAATTCAAACCTATCTTTATAAATGTGATTTAATTTAATATTAGTTAGTTGATTAGGGACCACCATATGTTCTAAGGTATAATATTCTACATCATCTTGAAAAGTGATTGTAAATGAGATATTAGTAGGGTTAATATTTAAACCCATATACCTTGGTACTAATGCAAATAGAGTTTTCTCCAAATCACTCTCATCTGTTAATACAAAATCAACTTCTAAGGTGTAATTTAATTTATTGGATAGTATTTTGTTTCCCGCATCTTCAGGAAATGTTTCACAAATACTATTAGGCCAAAATATCCAAGGTTCCCCTTTATTGATTTTTAACATAGAACTCTTTTAGTTGTGGAAATGTGTCCAAAAAATTTAATTTTCGTCTTTTATCGTACTGATCAACGAATTTAACGAAATCCTTCCTGTTGGTTTCAACGTCGAAGTCGTCCGTACTAATTGCGTAATCATATGTTCGTTTTAATTTTTGTATTTCTACGGTAGAAAACCCATAATTATCATGAGTGAATTCCTTCATACCATAATATAACATTTTTTTAGCTGATTGTAAAATCAATTCTTTATGATTATCCTCTAAAATTTTAACTGACAGGTGTTTAGGGTGTCGTATGTATGATGTGTCTAATTGTATTGCAGACACCCAATACCTTTCATTATTTTGGTATTTTCTTTTCAGATCAAATACTCTATCAATTAAATCATCATATGTGAATACAGATAATGCGTTGTATGTTGACATTATATTAATAGTCACTTTTGGTAACTTACTAAGTATTTTCTCAACATTAGTCCAAAATTTACTAGTATCTAACCCATACCTCAGATATTCTGCTTGTGACTTGGTTGCTTCGATTGATGTAAAAACAATAAACTCCTTTACTTTATTGTTTTCTGTTAAATCTTCTATGATATTGATGAACCTATCAATGATATCATCACTCACACCTAAATTTGTGTTTATGGCTAACGATAGGTTAGGATTTACTTCGTGGTTATTTTGTATATATTCCAATAACTTAAAAGTGTCTGATGATAGTAGTGGTTCACCTCCCGTCACCCTAAATGTGTGTAGGTCAGGATACAAATCAGGGAACCATTTCCAAAACGCCTCAACATATGGATTAAAATCATTATGATGAATTGGCATTTCATTTTTCTTTTTTAAATGTTCCGTATCATTATAATCATACGATAATTTATAAGCACCATTTTTATTTATCTCATTCACCCATTTCGATGAGAATTGTGGTCCACAATACGCACATTTAAAATTACATACGTTTGAGAAAGAAACCTCAACATATTTTGGATTATAATTACCTCTCCATCCGTATTCTTTAATTTCTTCTATGTATGGTGCTGACCATGACTCTGAAGATTTAAATACCCTGTCTGAGAATGAGTTTGAGTTGTCCTCGATCTTCCAACAATAATCACACTCACTAGGTCTTTCACCTTCCAACATTTGTTTACGAGCCCTCTTTTTGTGTTGTGTGTTGTGTAGTGCCGATGGGTTATTTCTTAATTCGGCTAAACCAATTTTATGTGGGTTGGGGTGGTGACATGAATGTGTTAACCCCGTACCTAAATGTATAGTTACTTGTGTCCACTTTGCAGCACAAAAACCTCTACCCTTTTGGTCTAGTTGTTTCTTTATGTTGGATAGTAACTCACTCATAACTTAACATTAAAGATTTTACATTTTTCTGTATGTTGGATAGTTTCAACTAGTTCATATTTTAAACTATTAATACCATCAGTTTTATAATCTAACTTACCTTGTTGCATTTCAGTGACAAATCTTTTTTCATTTCTTGCGGTAGTTTCACCTTTAGCCCACCTTCCATTCACTAAACCTTCATCTAAATGTGGTAAACAATAAAATTTACCTTCTCGTCTATATGGTAAGATACTTTCATCAATTTCGATAGTCTCTTTCTGTAATTCCACATCATTTTTTATACTATCTTCATCATTGTTCATGTCGTATATGATATTTTCATTATTTAATTTACACTCTTCAAATGTGTCGAAGAATCTATCGTATATTTTTAATTCTGCAACCTTACCCTTAAAATTGGTATTTTGGTGATTACATCTACCAATATTAAAATCACCCATCAATGAGTGAGATCTTATTTTATCTGGTAGATCAATGGGTTTAGATTTAAGAACATCTCCATTATTAGAAACTAATTTATTATTTGAAAATATGTACAACTTTTGTTCATCGTGTTTATATGAAACGGTGAACCATGTCCATTTATTCTCTACCGCCTTTGACCAGTGATATAACGGATTGTTTATCTTATCGTGATTCAGTATCGATAATGCTCTTGAATTGTTAAACGATATCCCCCAAGTCCAACTTCCGTCTTTTCTTAGTATGGGATATTCTATAAATTTTCTTTCTTCATCACCCACTAACCATATTGGTACAACTTCAGGTTGTTGTTCAGGTGAAACTAATATAGAGATGGTGTGATCTCTAAACAAAGGTGTGGTTAAACCTCTATGTGATTTAAAAGTTAATGATGATGTTTCACCATTAAATAGATGTACTTCTTTATCTTCAATAGTTTCATATATTTTTCTATCAGAATGTCCTTCATAGAAACATCTCCAAAATAAATCATCATCCTCTTGTCCCCAATCCCAATAGTTGTTAGAATACCCATTTGTTTGTACTAAATGTTCTTTATTGAAAAGTACGACACCTCCAAAATATTGTTCATAACCCATAGACCATGAGTATTTTGATAATTTTGTTGCAATATGTGTCGGAGTATCATAGGGATATGAATAGTCACATGTCTCATCATGAGGTAACATATCAACATCATGAAATGCAACATAATCACAACCGTCTTCCATTGCTTTAACAGCAGCAATATTCTTCATTGCACCTCTATTGAATAGTTTATCATCTACTTGATGCCCAACATAAACACAGTACTCTATACCCTGTTTATTTAGATGTTTATCTAATTTAGGTAATAACTCATTCAAGTGTGATTCCCTGTTTCTATATGGTATGCATATTCCTAATTTATGACTCATATCCCAACATTTATATGTATTTGATTATTTTTTGAGGTCCTGTTCCATATTTTAAAATCTAAATTAGAAAGACCGTCTTTATTAGGGTCTCTAAACCCTTTTTCCATTTCGTTATGAAACCTAAGTTGATTATAACGTATATTAATATCTGACCACACACCGTTTTTATATCCGGTGGTCTCATGAGGTAACATCTCAAAATAAGATGTTCTCCTAAATGGTACCTTTATTATATGTTCAATATCATAAGTATAATGTACTAGTTCACATTTTTCTAATTGTAAGTAATTTTCCCTATCGACTAAATCCATGACCCTATATTCACTTATGTACTTCATATCGAAATAGTGACGTAAAGCATGAGAAGATCCATACTTGCCAAAATCCATTGTTAATGAGTACTTTTCGTTGGTTGATATTTCTTCTATTTCTTTCGATTTCAATATTTTATTATAAATCGCAACCTGTGATATAATACCTTTAAATAAATCTTTTTCTTTATTAGTTGATCCGACAAACAACTCTTTTTTGATGCATTTAGGTATAGTCTTTGAAAATTTCATAGACCCAACCTCTTTGGAATCTTGGTACATAGTTAGGATCTTTCTTTCCACACTAAGTGTTACAACTAAAGTTGTTTTTCTGTTGGTTTCAATTTTACTGTCAACATAACACCAATCATTATTATCTTTCATTAAAACCTTATATCTTCTAAAAGAATCGTAACTAATGGTTAAATCTAATTTAGGAATAGAGAGTGCGGTATATCTATCGTACGATTGATCAGTATCACACACAATTCCATCAGGGTCGATTGTAACCATAATAGTTAAATCATCTTCACTTGTATCGATATCTACATATCCCTCAGAATAAGCGTTCATACCATTAAATTTAATTGCAAATTTAATTGCCGAGTTTGGACCTCCTTGTGTATTTACATATTTTAAATCATACGGAATACCCTTGTCAACACATCTTTTGAAGAGATCGTCATCTTCAAAACCCCATCCCCAATATTCATTAGAGTAACCATTGATAATTTCAAACGACTCTATTGGAAATATGGTAACACCCCCAAAATATTGATCATATAACTCCCTCTTAAAGGTTTTATCTTCAGATAAGAAATCAGTGGCTAAGTGTATTGGTACATCCGAATATGAATAATCGACTTTCAATGGTATCATATCTATATCATGAAAAACCACATAATT